TCAGAATGCTCATTCTCGTAACGGTTGTATTCGAGCCCGAACAAGGCATTAAGGCCGGGTTCCAGCTCTTTCGCTAGTTGTGCGCGAGAGATAGCCATTGATTAAGCCCTCCTTAAATGCCGGTGGAATCCGCAGTCGTTTGAGAATCAAACGAGCGAGTTCCAGCGTTAAAGTGTGCGTTAAGACGAACGATCAGCGGAATACCGGCTGCGGTATAGTCGCTGTTTGCTTCGTCGTCCATGATACCTACGATGCGCAACGGCAAAGTCGCCGTAGTTGCAACGGAGGAAACACTCAAAGCAGAGTTAGACGAGCCTGTATCGGTCGAACCGGTACGAGCCGACGTACCCAACGATGCGTTTGCAAACACAGTTGCAAGAGCAGTCGCACGGTTAGTCAGAGACGCGTCAGAAGCTACTTTGAACAGTTGGTTCGGGTTGTCTGCAACGAACGCCTTTACAGGGTAGTTCGTGTCAACGCTGACAGAACCGGAACCGGGCCAGTAGTTGAGCCATACAGGTTTTTTCTGTACGGAGTCTTGATACTCCACACCCATCAGGACACCAAGCGCCTGCGTAGTACCACCGTTAGTGGCACCAGCAAAGTCGATAACGCCGTCCGCAGTTGGGACAACGATACCGTACTGGTAGATCGCGTTGGTATTGTCAGAAGCGATTTCATACTGGGTTACACCAGTTGAGTTTGCACCGCTGCCGACGAGCCCGATAGGACGTAGACCATAGGCAGTTGATTGATTTGCCATTTTAGGTTTCTCCTATTGGGGCAGCCCTATGTTTTGGGGCCACCGAAGGTTACACGAGATTGACGGTCAGGTTTGCTGATCGTCATGGTGGAATGTGCATTCTCGCGCATCATGTCCTGATCGACAGCTTGCATCTGGTCACGATTACGTTGATTAAAGTAATCGCTACGTTCTGCAATTGTCTCCTCTGGAATACGAGCAAGAAGCAGTCCGCCTACTCCAAACACACCTTGGTATTTACCTGTTTCCACAACGGGAGCTTCGAAGTCTGGATATTCGTCCGCACGGACCAATTCCCAACCTTCTCGCATTTTTGCACTGACGTTCTTTGTATCGTCAAAACCACGCGTTTCGGCGCGAATCCAACGATGCTTAAAGCCATCAGGCGCAGGCGGTGCATCTAACATTGACGGGGGAGCCCAAGGCTTACGAACGGCCTGTTTCTCCCGAGTTTGGTTAGCGCGAGAAGCACGATTGATGGATGTTCCACCTTCTTTTACTTGGTCATTCATCTTTCTACTCCTTCACGTATTTCGCATATTCTTCAAGCGGCACACCCAATTTCTTCGCTATTGCGACTTGGCTCGGGGTGAGTCGAACCTTTTTCCCACTGCGCCCAGTATTTGAACTTCTCGAAGCGCCAACAACCGTCTGAGCGGCACGTTTGTTAGCCGATTTTCCGCCGTTTCCAAACTTGTCAGATATACGACGGTCGAGTTCAGTATAGTAGTCATCGCTCTGCGGGTCAAATCCTTCGTCTTCGACAAGTTTTTTGTGTATTCCGAAGGCAGCATACGTCATGGCTTCGTCTTGGCCAAACCATGAGTTTTTAAGGGCCCACTGTTCCGCTTTCGGATCAGGGCGACGAGGCTGTTGTGCAGGCATCGGCTGGCGAGACTGGTGTTGTGCGGCAGCTTGTTGCTCCTTCAAATACCGCTCTTGCTGGGCTTTTGCTTGCTGCGCACGATCTGCTTGGATAGCTAGATTGGTTAGCTTCCGCTGTGCTTCAACAGTTTTAGCCGAGTCGCCAACCTCAATCGCACGAGCCAGTTCATGTTCGGCTTGCTGGATTTGCGTATTAACGCGGTTGGTGTACTCGGTGACATAGTTGTTATCCATCGAGTTCATACGCTGCTTGAGCGTCTGGGTCTCGGATTGGACAGCCTGCGCGTAACGAATAGCTTCTTGCTCGCGGCGTTCAGCTTCACGCATTTTCTTTGTCAGGCGGTCAATACGCTTCTGCGTAGCAGTCTCCGCCTTACGGAAATTCTCATCGGAATCACCGTCGTCATGGTCAGAGGCTTGAGCCTCTACTTCAACTTCAGTGTCCTGCTCTTCAAAGTCTAGTTCGACTTGATCTTCTTCTCGTTCAGCCATGTTTCACCTTTACATATGATGGATGTCTTCAGGGTCCAGAATAGTCGCGAGTATCTCATCATCGTTGAGAATACGGACTTCTCCGCCATCGATCTGGAAGCGTGAGCCAGCATAACGAGCGAACATCACCCACTGCTTTTCCTCACACCACGGACCGGACGGAAACTTTTCGGTATCCTTGTACGCCAAGGGACCGACTTTAAGGACGTAACCTACCTGAGTAGAAACATTGTTCTTCTCTTGGACTTCGCTAGGCAGAAAAATACCACCCGCGGTCTTGGCTTTGCCTTGGTAAGGTAGGATTAGAATGCGCCACCCAGTAGGGGCTGGCATTCTTTCAAGAAGACCCACACCAATTGCTTCAGGATTAAGGCGGGGTTTTTCGACGTAAGCGTCGGCGAGGTTTGGCTTTTCGCTCTTAGCCTCGGTACTTTCTTTAGTTTTTGCTAAAGCGGCTACGCCTTCTACGGCGGCAGCCAAATCAATTTTAGCTGATTCAGTCATTTGATCGCTCCTGTTTATCTAGCAGGCCCTTGAGTTCCTGTTCCACGTGGTTAAGGCATTCCATGTTGCCCATAAGCTCACGATAATGCTCCATCGACTTAACGTTTCCGTTTAGCATGAAGTCCACGCAGCCTTGGCGACGTTCTCGGAGAACCCGAAAAACCGCTTCGGCAAAATATATTTCGTCCATCCAGTCCTCGCATAGTATCGTACAACACGTGGGTTGATCCTAGCACAACTTGTATAAGATATGCTAGGAGAAACTAGATAATTATGCGAGTTCGAAGTGCGGCCCATCCAAAAACGGGCGCTTGCCCTGCGACCGACGTAAATCAATGTACGCGTTCATCGCGTCTTCCATCGTACCATTCCATTCCCGAATGTCTGGGATATGCCACGCGCAACCCCAACGGATGCCGACGTCACACGCTTCTGCACCCTTTTTCATGGCATCTGCCACTTCGTCGTACAAATTCAATTCCCACGATCCCCGCGAACCCAAATAGACCATAAGGTCGACGGCCTCGCCGTCGATGTGCTTGGACTTCATCGTCTTACTGGCACCCTTGGCCACCAGCTCACGCTGTTCTTCAATAGTCCGCAGCCCACAAATCACTCCAAAGTCAACTTTGGTCTCGGTGATCGCGTATTTGACAACCGCAATCATGCGCTCGTCTACGCCTTCCATTCTATCCAGACTACGCTGGGATAATTTAAACGCCATTTGTCGCCCTTTCTATGTTGAAGCGAACATTCTCGTGGTCCGGATAATGCACTACCACAGGCCCCTCGGGGCATTCATAGTTGATAGTGGCCAGCAACGTAGCTTCACCCAAAGCCACACGGTCGTAGTGGCCCTCGCGAATAAAAACGTTGAAACCAAATTTATCGACCTTGTCGTTGGCGGGCCCTGAAAATTTGGTAACGCTAGGGGTTGCCGGATGAACAACATATTCGCTGTCTCTGATTTCCAGAGTAAATCCCGTGACGTCACAATCATCACGTATCTTTTCTCTGGCTACGATAACGCGGAACGGGCCATCAACAGGCCCGTCCGTAATTTCAAAGTGTTCTGGTGCCCAGATCAAGATAGGTTTATCAAACAGACCAAGTTTATCGGACAACGTATAACCGCCGCCAATCAAAGCAAAGGTCGCTGTTACAACCCCGATACCCTTAGTAACTGCTTCTACATCCATCTCACTTAGCTACGCCTTTCGCTTTCTCATAAGTACGCAAGCCACCAAGGCCCAGCATACCCAACAAAACCGTCATCAGGCTGTCCATATCAAACGACGGCAAATCGCTTGGGTGCAAACCCGTGACGTTAAACGCAACCAAAACAAATACGATAAGTGGGTATAAGATAAAGTGGTACGCTAACGCGGCTGCACATACCCAACCCACCATCGGTCTCCACCCCGCCACAAAAATACTGCGGTGTGCAGCTTCTGTTTTGTTTACTTCGAGCTGACCCATTGTCTGCTCGTGCATTTGTTTTTCAGCCATTGTCGCAATCTCATGCGCCAACTTGGCTTTTTCGTCAGCGTCCGGAATAAACTTGTCCAAAAGACTACTTACCGGACCAATCAGTGCTTGTAACATGGGTCTCCTCCTAAGATTTCCCGCATTTTATCCTATACCGATTTGTTAAATTTTTAAAGAATAAAGGTTACTTGCGGGACATCCACGCGGACGCCCCCATGTATGCGCCAACCACACCCGCCATGGAGATGTAGAACAAACCGAACAGATCAGACAACGCGGTTACTCGCTCCACAGATACCGCAGGAGTGACAAGAAGAAGGGTAAAAGCAAGACAAGCACCGAGAGCCACAGTAGCCATGTGCTTCTGCGCTCTAAGTTTTCTAATCTGCGCTTCTGCTTCTCCAATCTCTTTAGCAGCCGCAAGCTCTTCGTCTGTAATGATTCCATCTTTGTCTATGTCGTACTTCGAATAAGCCGTCCCTTTTTCAAACGTTTTACTTGTCATAGCGCACCATCCCTCAAAGTACTTTCCCTGTTTATTCCGGTATAACCTCAAAGCAATATACCGTAGTTTGACTGGTGGTTATCAAGACTTTTGCATCTTCAAGAGCTTCCCTACACTCGTTCTCAGTGGTAAACTGATTAAGTTGATAATGCTCAATGTTGTTATTCATAACTTGGAACCATACCAAAAACCACATCACCACTTCCCCTGACTTCTACCCATGAAATACAGTACAATAGCCAAACCAATGATGCCTGAAAGCACGAGCAAGATACCTACGGTCCACTCTATTAAGGCGCGTTTAAACTCTTCTTTCCTGTAAATTTCTTCTTTGCGCTGCTTTCGCATCTGCGCCTCAATGTGCAGAACTTCCTCCCAAGCAGAAGGACCGTACTGGAAACTGATGAAGCTCTTGATTTCATTGCGCATTTCGGACATCTTTTTTCTTTGCGCAAATATTTCTATGGCGCTATGCGTATCTGATCCTTTAAATTTATACCAAGGAGGGTTCTTGATTTGCTCTTCAGCAAAGGCAAAATCGCTGCAAGCCTTGCCCCACTTGCCAAGCTGACCCGTAATATCTTGCAGCTCACGGCCTACGGAAATGCCATGCTTGATAGCGTTGTAGGCGGATGTGGCAAGGCCAACGGCTGTGATAGGATCAATCATGTGTCCATGTACCTCGCAGGGCAGTAAGCATCTGGGTGGACAACGTGCCGTTTATCGTACCATTGACCGTTCTTTCCGCCCGGTGCGCCACAGTCGTAGTAGCAGGCTTTATAGAACGACGTGCCGTAGTTGTTTACGAAAGTGTGTCCGTACCCGACAAATACAAGAACACACCACACTAAAACTCTCCGACAAACCTCTTGCCCTTCTTTAAAGGCATATCAGCACCCCATAAAATCTGTGCCCTTAATGGCTGCACCGGCACCACGCATTTTCATCTTGCGAGGCGTATCACTAGCCATAGGCGCTGGCGCAGACTTACCGTAAGGGATACGACCCTGACCTTTGATGTCCGCATACTCAACCGCCTTCGGCGGGTCTTTAGGCGCAGAGCCGTTTACTTTTACTGTACGATTTTTCATGTTGGTCTCCTAAATGGACTGTTTAGAGATGCTTGCTGCACCACTTGCTGCGTATTAATGGGCGAGCCGTAAGCCGTAGGAACAGAAGCCTGTCCACTAGGCGGGCGGTAAAACGGCGACAAGTCGCCTACCATTCCAGCCGAATAAGACGTCGGGCTAGTGCCGTAAGTCCCAGACGAGGCTTGCTGCTGTTGCGTGTTGCCCGTGTCTTGGTTCTCCTGAACCAACGAGCCAATACCGCTGTCCATAGCAGTCGTGCCCGCGTTAATGTTGTCCATCGACGTTAAACTATCGGGGTTATAGTTTATACCCGTCCCGCCAGAATACTGAGAAACAAGTTGTTGCGCCGCATCCAGAGCTGCTTGATTGTTCGGAGCGTGTTGTTGCACAAACGCAAGGCGGTTTTGAGCGATTTCCGGATTGGATTCCATCAAAGAATTGTTATAGGCAATCTGGCTTGTGTTAAACTGACGGTGTGCCGCCTTATATTGCGGATCACTAGCCACACCGCTCGCCCACGTATTTAGGTGCCAATCAGCAAAGTCATCACCCGAAGACATATTGTCAAAAGCGCCCAGACTATCCGCAGCCTCATACAAAGCCTTCTGCGTCATACGCTTAGAACCGTCGGCAAACGTCAACAAAACCATGTCGTTGCCTAACGCCTCGTTTCTGCCACTGCTCACATCCGTCATTTTGACAGCGCCGCCGTCCTCAAACCGCTGCGGATACGCATAGTTCAAGCTCTTTCCCATCATTGCTGCGGCCCCCCTTGGTTACGTTGTTTCAACAGCTCACGCTGCATTGCAGCGTCGATGCGAGCCTGAGTTTGACGCTCTTGCGCCGCCAACCGCTCTCCAAACTGCTGAGAACGAATTTGCTGGCCCTGCGCGTCCAACTGTACCTTGGCTTGGTCGATCTGTTGATCGGCCTGATCCGAAGCAGCCTTTTGCTGCAACTCGGCTTCCTTGAGCTGTACAAGTGGGTCCGGGGCCCCCGCGCCAGATAGTTGCTGCGACAAATCGCGAACCTGTTGCAAACCTTCCGCAACAAACTGAGCCGTCATCTGCTCCATTTGCAGCATCTGTTCGTCGTCCGCAGGCTGACCGCCTTGTTGCTGAACCATTTGCAAATATTGCTGTGCCGCCTGCTCGCGAGCCGCGATCTGGACATGCTCCATAACGTGCTTTTGCAAGTTGATAGCGACCGGAGGCATCTGACCAACCATCGGTGTCGCCCCAAAAGTAAGGTGCGCCATGATGTGCGCCTGATGGTTCTGACCTTCAAACGCCGTCATCGGCAACTGATCCAACGCGTTGATGTTCTCTTGTGCTGGATCAAGCGGCTCTGGAATTTCCGCAGGCGTCGCCTTCATCAAACGGTCCACATCGCTCACACCCAAAGCCTCATACATGTCACGGAAAACCTCGTGCATGTTGTGTATCTCTGGTGCTTGGGCCGCGAGCTGTAATTTGGTCTGCGCGAGCATAATCCGCTGCGCTTGGCTGAATACATTCGGGTTGCTGACCGGAATAACGTCCACGCGGTCGTCAAAGTCCTTTGCCATGATCGTCTGATCGTTGCCCGGAACAGAGTACGGATACTCCTGCGGCAAGCTTTCAGACATCACGCGAGCTAGAATTTTAAACTCCTGACGCATCGCATAGTGCAAACGCTTATGCACTGCGCTCATGACCCGCGAGCCTTGCTCCATCATGGCAATAGTCGTGCCAACAGGGGCTTGCTGGTTGCCGTCACCAACCTTCAAGTCAGTGATAGTCGCGAACCGCTGGCCAGCCTGCACAACAAAACCAAGAAGGTTAAACAGCGTCTGGTCAGGGCCCTTAAACGGCAAGGGCATGAGGCTATCGCGGATAGCCCCACCGGGAGCGTCCACGTCTCGGAACTCACCGGGCTGCAAAGGATCGTCGTCATCTCTGATACGCAGCCCACGGGCCTTGAAACCCGCTGGGAGGTTGGACAACGTACCAGCATCGATCAACTGTCGCAGTGCCGCCGTGGCGGTCCGTGACAGACCACCAATCGTATGTATCAGACCCAAGCCATAAAACCCGAAGCCGGGTAGGAACTTGTAGTGGGTGAAGTATTGGATTTTCTTTTTAAGCTCGTCTTCTTCACTGTAGTTACGGCGGATAGACAGGACTTGACCGTTGTCCAAGGACATTGTCACAACGTAGGGAACGCGAATACCGGTTGGTTCGCCGTTTTCGTCTACGTCTTCATAGCCCTCAAGGTCCAAATCAACGTGGCACTCAAGGATTGTGCAGTCATAATCAATCTGCGAAGGCTCAATCCCGTCAATACGATCAATCGTATCTTCGACTTGGTTAAGCTCTTTCTGGGCAGGAATGACCTCAACGTCCAAATACGTCCCCGCCAACTGGCGCTTGCGCAAATCATTGAGCGACATCCGAACAACCTGCGTGATGTTCGGACATGTTTCGAGGTCCGCGGTCTCATACGGAACAACCAAGTTTTCCGCAGGGACAAACTTGGATACCGCTCGACCCAGCGTTTCGTCATAGTAAGTTTTCTTGAACGTAGAACCCGCCAGCGGCAAATAGAACAACATCTGGTCCATGTCGGGCGTATATTCTTCCATCACATTCGTGATGTAGTAGTTCATAAACGTCTTAACGCGCTGCGCTTGAGCTACCTTTTCGTTCGATTCAGCGCCCATAACCACAGTGCGGACGGGCCCCGAAGGAGGTAGAAGCTCGTTAAATGCCTGCGCTTGGAACTGCGTCGCAGCTTCCGCCAATAGCGGGTGCGTTACGCCAGTCGCGCCACGGAAAGGCTGCGTCCGATCTTCGTAAGTAAAGCCCAGAAGCTCCAGACCATCCTTGTAAGCATCTTCCCATTCCTGACGGCTCGCCTTGTTGGCGTCATACTCGTCCAAAAGCTCACCCGCAATACGGGCCAGCTCGCGATCCGGCATCTCTTCCGCCAAGTTCGAATAAAAATCTTCGCTTTCACCACGCATGTCCTGCGGATCAAAGTCTATCTCGACACCACCGTCGTCCGTCTGAGTAATCCCAATCTCGCCAACACCCGAAGCGTCGATCATTGCAGTAACGTCGTTTTGACCGCTCGGAAGCTCAATCTCCAGCTCCGCGTTCAATTCGTCTTCGTTGAGCTGAGACGGAACCATCGTGTCCATCAAGCTGCTTTTGTATCCGTTGCGTGGTTCTGCCATCTAACTCTCCCTGATACGACTACTGATAATTTCGGTACTTCCTTGGCGAAAAGCCAAGTACCTGACGCGTCGTATCGAAATACCCCTGCTCATTGCGAGGGAAGTAAACATCCGGCCCCGTCTCCGGAGACACAAAGTTCCGTGGGGCGCGGGGCTGTTCCGGGGCAGGCGTCATCTGCGCCTCCGAAGAACGACCCATAATTACATCAAGTTGCCTGAATATCTCCGCGTCGACCATTTGTGTCAACTGTTGAGGCGTCGCGTTAATACCAGCCTTCATGAATAGCTGACGACCAACAGCGTTGTTCCGCTGATCCATCGCAACGTCTCTTGCGTTCTGACCACCCAACGGAAACGGCGCAAAACGATCCAAAAACTCGTTGAACGTACCAGCCGTCTCCGCAGTCTCAGGACCATACTCCTTTGCCATTACCGCAGAACCGAGCATATGCGCACGAGCATCCTCTAACTCAGGATACGTCGGCATGTCACGACGACCCTCGGGACGCGCCATCCGGATACTCTCAGGCTCAGAACCCGTAGGAATAACCATCTGACCCGTTTCCTGATCGATAACAGCCGGGTAGTTGTACTCATCAATGAGCTGCGCCATAAAGCTCGGGTCCGAACCATAAAGAGCCGCGGTCCGCGAACCGCCGACACGGGCACTCTCCCGGAGTCCCTCAGTCGGATCACCATCACCAAGAAGTTTGTCATACAATACAGTGCCAAAACCCGACTCTTCCGGGGCCCCTTGCGAAACTTCTTCAGGCATGTATTCTAAATAAGCTGGATCAGAACCGGGGGCCGTGGTCTGCAAATCAATAAGCGTAGGGTCTCCGCCGTCCTGCATATAACGTACAGGATCGTGACCGGCTGCACCTAAATTAACCGCAGACTTGTACATATGGCCGCCTTTCTGGTTTAATAATACATTCGCACTCTAACAGAGTTTTGTTCATCTTCCCAGTCATCAGTTGGGAGTTGGACAAAATTTCCTTGCCTATATCGCATAAGAGCCTGCGTCATACTATCAACCAAGTCATCATGCTCCCCATTCGGAAACGCCGCAACTTCCTCTACTAGCTCATCTGCCCACACCTCATCGGGGGCCCAAACCATACCTGCCTCAAACAAGGGTGAAACACTATGAACTCTTGATACCTTATCGTTGCCTCGGCTCGGTGTAAAGTTAACAACAGGTATCCCCATGTTCCGCAATTCGTGCGTCAAAGGCATACCACTCGCCTTCGCCTCAACAATTACCGTGTCAGGCTCCCAAAATTTGTAATTTTCCAAAGCAACCTGCTTCAACTCCGGGAAATCCCACCTCCCCTTCTTACTGTCCAACAAAATCAAATTTGGACCCGAACCACCCTCGTTCGGATAAAACACACCCCACGTCGTAATCGCCGAATAATCCGCCGTCTCACGCTTCGAAAACGCCGTATCATAACTCTGGATCACATATTCTAACTGCGGAACCTTCGGCTTGTCCCAAACACGCCACCACTCCCGCTTGATAATCGCGTTCTCTTCACCCGTAGGATTTTGCTGATACTGCGCGTTCCACTTGCTCGGTGGAATAGACGCCTTAACCGCAGTCAAATCCTCCAAACTCCAAAACTCAGGCCAACACGGAGTCCCATCCTCAAAAATTGCAGGTAATTCAACAACTTCCCATTGATCCGCTAACGGGTCTTTAGCCATCGCCTTCAATAACTGACCCGTCATGTCCTTCTCAGACCACCGCGTCTGAACCAAAACAATCGAACCACCCGGCTGAAGACGCTGTCGGGGGCCCCCAGTGTACCAATCCCAAGCATCGTCAAAACCACTATTGCTCATAGCAGTCTGCTCAGAATGAGGGTCATCGATAATCACCAAGTCACCACCACGACCCGCCAAGTTTGAACCAACACCAACCGCGTAGTACATACCACCCTTGTTCGTGTCCCAACGTCCACTCGCCTTACTATCCGCAGCTAACTTAACCTCCGGGAAAATCTCCCGAAACTCATCACTCTCAATCAAATTCTTCGTCTTACGGCCAAAGTTAACCGCCAACTCAGTCGTGTGCGTCGCCTGAATGATCTTCTTCTTAGGATCACGGCCCATGAACCACGCCGGAAACAAAAAAGACGCAAACTCACTCTTCGTGTGCCGCGGGGCCATGTTGATAATCAGACGCTTCAACTCGCCACGAGCCACCCGCTCAAGCTTCTCTGCAATGATCCGGTGATGACGGCCCGCGATGAAGTCAGGCCAAACTGTTTTCACGAAAGTTAAAAAATCATCTTGGCACTTCTCGTTCTTTTCGAGCTGCGCGAGCCGCAGTTCAAGCTTCAATTTTTTCTCTTCTAAGGCTGGATTTGCTGCTGCACTCATAGGGGCCCCTAGCTAACTTTTCATACGCAGTTTTTAATGTTTCACGTGAAACATTCACGCGTGTTCCACGTGGAACATAGCACGAAATATATGCGATTTTAACCGCAAATATAAGACAGTTAAAGCCCGTTCAAAAAATCACGTAATTATTTGCGAGAAACATGGCCCTAGCCACCGTGACGTCGGCCCGGGGGCGGGGGTCGCGGCGCGGCGATTTCGGCCTTCGATCTGTGCCTTTTGACCCGATAGCTAGGGGCCCCTGCCCGTTTTTCTCGGCCTTCGGATGTCGGCCCGCGGTCCATCCGGTGCGGCGATTGCCGGTCGATCCGGTGCCCGCGATCCGGTGCCCGGTGCCCTCGGCCCTTGGCTAATTTGCACCGGCTGGGCTGCTCGATCCATGCAGCGCGGCGGGCGGATAACTGACACCGGCCAGCGATAACCGGCACCGGCTGGGGGTGCGCGGGGCGCGGCCCGTAGGTTTTGCCCTGGGGGCGCGGCCCTTGGCCCGGCTTGTTTAACTGTTAATCACCAGACATAAAAAAGGCCGCCCGAAGGCGGCCAGTGTTGCGCGGTGGCGGTGGTTTAGCTGATGTCGATATTCACGATAATATCGCCGTCGCGGATCATGTCTCGGACAGTGTCTCGGATTTCATCGTCGCCGGTATGGTCACCCTCTAACCGCTCGACGCGGTCGCGTAGGTCTTCCAGCGGGCGGCATTGCTCGACGGCATCGTCAATCATCCTTTCCAGCTCGGGCCGGATAATGGCCAGCAACGCGGCGGCGGCCTCGTCGCGCTGGGTGCGTATGCTTTGAATTTCGCCGCTCATCTGGTTAACGCTGCGCTCGATCCGCTCGGCATAGTCGCGCAGGTTTTTGAGATCATGCGCGGCTGCGTCGAGATCGTGGGCAAGGTCGGTCTGGTCAGTCAGTCGGACATTGCTTGCGATTGCGTGTAGGTGGTCGGGGTTTGTTTTTAGTTCGATCATGGCTTGCGCCCTCCGTAGGTTAAAGTTGCGACGGGTTGCCCCCCGTCGTCTGCGATTATATGCGATAACTTTTTAAAAAGTAAATCCCCCAATAAAAAGGCCGCCCGAAGGCGGCCCAGTGTCCAGCGGTTGCGCTAGGTTTAATCAAAGCGGGCGATTTTATAAGGCCCGTCCAAACCGATGCGCACTGCGGTTATTCCGTAGTCATAAACAAAACAGAAAACGCGGCCTTCAAAACCAAAACGGGCCAGCGGGTGCAAGTCTGCGTCGTCTTCGTGTTCGCTGCGGTAGGTGCCCGCATGGTCCAGCGATCCGCCGAAGGGATAGCAAAAGCCGCCCATTCCGTAAACCTCGTCCATTGCCTCGCAGATACCGTCGAGCGATACGCCCAGCTCGCCGTTAGATACTGACACGCAAGCCTCGCAGAAAAAGTCGGGGATGATCCCGCAAGCCTCGACGATGTCGGCGGGGCGGGCTGCTCCGATGTTCTGATCCCGTGCGGGATTTAAAACGCGGTCGAGAATGATTTCAGACGGGCGAAAGTTTAAGTTAAATATTTGTGCCATGTTGGCCTCCGTAGGTTTTAAGGTTGCCGAGGTTGCCCCCTCGGTGTCTGCGATTATATGCGATAACTTTTTAAAAAGTAAAGCCCCATAAAAAAGGACCGCCCGAAGGCGGCCCAGTTACTACGGCGGCGCGGTGGTTTTATGCTGCGACTTTGTCCAGCAATGCCCCGGCCTTGCGCTCGATCTCAATGCGGGCGTCTTGGTGGGGGATGTCGCGGGCGATTGCGGTTATCGCCTGCGCTGCATCCCAAACGGTCTCAACGGGGCGGCCCTCTTCCTCGATGTGGCGGGCTGCCGCTGCTTTGGCCATGCGTCCAGACAATCCGGCGCGCTTAGTCAAAAAGGCCAAGCGGTCGTCGTCATCGCTGGCCACCTTCGCGGCCTTCGCTGCTTGCACACCCTCGACAAACGTCGCGGTCGATCCGGTCGCAAAAGATTGCAAAGCCGGGCGGGCTTCCATTGCAAACCGATCCGGCGCGAATTTAGTGTGCCGGATTTTGATTTCGTGGAAATTCTCCACGCCCCAAAGATTGCGGTTCATGCAAACCCCGCGCAGATACATCGCCGCAATGCCTGCGGTTTTGCTGCCGGTCTCACTGTTCCAAGCGTAAAACCCGCGGAACATCAAATCGGGCTCGCCGTTCGCAAGCTTGCCGACCTCGATGGGGTTGCGGTCGTCGACAAGGAAAACGAAAACGTCGCGGTCGGATGCGAAAAGGGTCGTCGTGTCCATGCTTACGGGGATTTCCGGATCATAAACGGCCAAACCGTTTTGGCTGCCGACCATCATGCCGGGCACCTTCCAGCGCCCGCCCGATGCGTCGACCAATTGTTTAATTGGTTCCAAGATTTCCCAGTCATAAATCCGACCATAGTCGGGGCCAGTTGCCGCCCGCAGTTCGCCGCCGTCTTGCTGGTGTCCGTAAACTTTGACCAGCTCGCGGCCTCGGTTATAGCGCAAACCCCATTGGATACAGTCCGCCGCAAGCGGGGCGGGCAGGTCTTTCAAATATCCAGACGGTGCGCCCGCCAGTTGGGCAAGCTGTCCAAAGCTCCAATTGGTGGGGGTGTTGATATGCTCGCGCCCGTTGTCGTCGTCATATTCGACAAAGATATTCCCCGCGCTGGGGCTGCCCTCGTCGATGTCTCCCACAATTTTCATGCGGTGCGTGTCGACGGTGCGCGACGTCATGCGCTGGGCGTCGATCTTTTTAAAGGCCAGCATATCGTCCAGCGACAAAAACTTTTGATCGTCTGGGCGGCTGAACCATTGCGAAGAAACGGCGCTGTTTCCGATACCATGGGCGAAAGCGTTAGTTGTGTAAGTCATGATTTTCTACTCCGTAAAAGTTAAAAGGGCAGACCATTGCCCGGCCTGCCCCTATAATGTCGCATAAACTTGCATACGGTGCAAGCTTAATTTTTCCAAAAGTTATTCCGCCCCGATGTCGCCCGCAACGTGGTGGCGGATGATCGACCGCGGCGGCAGTGATTTAGCAAAGCGCCGCACCTTTTCCGCGTCGGTCTCGTCGGGCTGGTCGCCGTTCGCAGTGTCTTCCCACCAAATACGGCAGTTGCCCGCATCGGCATAGCATCCCCCGCGGGTCGTCGGGTCGGCTGCTTTTTTCTTGCTGGGTCCATGCGCTGTAAATCCGATGATGTAATCACGATCCAGACGGGCGCAAAGCGGCACACCGTTGCCACAATCGCGGCAGGAAAACCCCTCGCGATATTCCGCCGGACACCGCACGATTTTCACACCGAAGGGGGCCGACTGCGTTTTGCTGCCCTGCCAATAGTCTTCGCGCAATACGACGACCGACGGCACCCCGTTATAAATTGACGCGGCTGCGGCTGCCGGGCTTTCGGTCGAAAAGTTTATGACGGTCTTGCCCTCTTTCAACTTTTTGCCCCAGCCATAAACCAGCGGGTCAAAATGTGAATAGGTAAAAGACACACCTTTGCGCGGCACCGCGTCCAGCAATGCGTCCAAATATTCCGCGTCTAATTTCTGCGCACCTTTGCCGCTGCAATTCATTTTGCAATCGGCTGGGCAGGTTGCGTATTTCTCGCCGCTGCCCGCTCGATAAGTTACCGCGACGCCCTTGGTTTTGGTTGCCCGGCTCATTTCAACAGTCTTTAACATGGTTTGCCCTCCGTAGTGGTATAAGACTTATCGCATATCATAAGGCATAAAAAAGCCCGCAGTCAAGCGGGCAATTTTCTGGAAAGTTATCTTCGCCTTTTTCGGACGCGTTGCTGCGGTCGTTTCATCGGTCGCCCGCGCTTTTGTTTCTCTTCCCATTCGCGGACCTTGTCGGGGCCATGCTTCAAATATGCCCAGAGTTTTGCGAATATCATCATGACGCATCCCCCCAGTCTTTTTGATTCCCGCGCTCTTCCGCATCACGATATCCCGCAGAATAGGCGGTGATTTCATCGGGCGTCATATCGGCCAGCTCGACCTTATCGCTGGTGTATGTCGCGCCCACAAAATAATGCGGCTCAAACGGTCGGCCATAAAAATAGTCTGCGCCGCCTCGGTCATATGGTCCGCCGTGTCTAGTATCATAAGTCATTAGCTCGACCCTCCCGATCACGCACAATCCGCTCGGCCACAGCTTTAAAAGCTTCGTCCAAGATTTTTTCCAGCTCTTCGGTCGTCAAGGTTGCCCACTTGTTTACAAATTTCATCTCATATCCTCCGTAGTTAAAGAGACTATAAGATATTATGCGATTATCTGGGACTAATCAAGCCCAAAATTGTTTCCCAGTCTGGATCGCCCTCGCACTCGAACAGCGGTTCCACCGCCATGCCCTCTAGCTTCAGGTCCATTGCGGCGCTGCCGGGGTACAAAAGCACACGCTGCGGCAGGGTCTTAGTTTTCTTTTTCAGCACCAAAACCCAGACGCTTGCATGTGCATGATTGGAAAGCCACGCGACTTGGTGGGGGCGCAGCTCGACAGCTTTTCCGCCTGTCGCCTTCAGCTCCACAAAGTGAAAGTCTCCGTCTTCATCACAAAGCAGGACGTCCGGCACACCGGGCATCGCCCACGTTTCAAGCCTCGTCGCTGTAATCTTCCGCGAACTCTTCGTCAGCGCCGTCTTCATCATTTGCCAAAAGTCGGACTCTCGCTTTGTCGCGGTTCTGGGAATTGCTTTGTCCTTCGGGAGTAACGTCGATAGTGATCGGGGCATATTGGTTCTTTATCTCTTCTAGGGCCTTTAGCACATCGTCCTTGCTCATACTGTCGATGCTGCCGTGGCGGATTTCTGATTTGCTTACATAAATGTCGCCCTGCGCTTGCCCCCGTCGATACTCAGCTTGGACTGCTGCTGAATATGCGCCGTTCTGCAAAGCCATATCACGGATGCTTTGCAAATCTCTCAGGTGTCGTTGGTACGTCACGCCAAACTTTTCGTCCAGCTCGGCTCGATAAGCTTGGATGGCTGCAACAACATGCGGGCTTATGTGTGGATTGGTCAGCTCATATGCCCGAGTGTGGGCAGAACTTGCAGGATAACCAGCATTGATGGCGGCTTCCCTCATTGTGATCTGGCCGTCCTTCGAGACCAGCTCTTTTACAAAAAGCTCTTGCTTGCGGGTCAAAGGCTGGGCCTTTGATGCTCGTGGCCGTCCCGGTTTTTTCTTTACCGCGACAGGCACGGATTTAGCGGTGGTCATGTCTTTTCTACGGGCCATGGCATACTCCAGTTAATAAGCGGTAGTTTGCCACAAACTAGCCCTTTTGTTTATATAGAGCCAGAAAAATATTTTTTAAAAAATTTCTCCGCGACCCCCTTAACGCACTTCTGCCCCTTACTGGTTACACAAACTCTGGTTACGTTACGTTTTTGATTTCTAGTTTATGAAACTTGTAAGTCTATATAACATAAAGGCTTTTTGCCCAAAGTTACACGGTTACACCGGTTACGGCCATTTTCGCCTAAAAATATTTTTTTATTTCTGGCTCTATATATAAGGAACAGGCGTTTTCGGTGTTGCCCCGTGGGCCGCGATCCGCGATCCGTCCCCTTAGAAAGTCGGCTCTTGTCCTGCGTATTCGGGTTTCCACGGTGTTGGCTCGTGATCCGCGGGCTTTGAGGAGGAGAAGGGGTTCTTAGGTTTTGGCTTGCGGACCCCGAGTTGATCGAGGTCCACTTCGATCCAGAGGGGGAGATCAGTCGTCGGTGTCATCATCGTCGACGTCCCATAGTTCGGCTTGTTCTGGTTCGAGTTCATCTTTCCAGACTACGCCAATGACGTATGTTGAATTGAGGCAGATGGTTGTGTCGTCATCTTCTAGGACGACGTGGACGTATTTATCGTCCCAAGCCCATGTTTTGACGTCTCGATAGATCAGGGGTTGGGTTTGTCCTGACGCTGAGTGCATGTTTACTGTGAGTGCTTTCATTGTTCTTCCTCCGCGATGTACACGCGTTTCATCGGCTTCGTTCTGAAGAAGCCTTTGTACTGTGGATGTTGGTGCATGAACAAACGTGCGTAGAGCGCGATGTAGTCATTGCTGATTTTGTAGTCGTCTCCGGTGGTGACGATCATGGTCTCCCACCGGATTCGATTAACGATTAGCCAAGCGGACAAGCGAGAGTGTCCTCGCTCGATAGCTTGGAAGGTGAAGCGTTCGAAGAGTTTGTAGAACTCTGGGTTTTGTTTGTGCCACGCCCACCATTTTTCTTTGAGGTCTTCCTTCATGTAAACAACATGACGGCGATGCCAGCCAACAAGGCTCCTACTACGGCTTGAGCTATATAGCGTTTTGTCTTGGATGGTTCCTCAACAGGCTCGAAGTCGTATAGATCGTTCACGCCTTCGCCTAACCGGGCGGCATCATCTGGCTGCAAGGCTTCTTTACCGAACAGGGCATTGAGCCCCGGTTCGAGTTCCTTGGCCAGTTCGGCGGAGGTAATGGGCGCTTTATCTACTTTAGCGCAAGCGGCTTTAATGTCTTTGACCGGCTGTTTCATCCAGTTGGGGTCGTTGCCTTTTAGCAGCCATCCCATGACTTCGCTTCGATCCCAGCGGTTGACTTTTTTCGGCCCGCGGGCGTTGTTGCTTGCGATTTTCTTTGGTTTTGGGAACGTGCCCAGTTTGACGCGACGATAGACAGTGGGCTTTGAGACTTTTGCCATCAAGCACACTTCGTCGATATTGATAAGGTCTTTCATAGGTGCATCTCCATAGTTTTGACACTCATCGATAATATGCGAAGTTATGCGATGTTGTCAACAAGCTTAGTGGATTTCGTCGCTGGACGGATGCGTGATGATTGTTGTTTCGGTGTGGAATGCTGCGTTGGATATGCAAGACGACAGCATACCCATTGCTGTTTGGGTATCGGGTGAAACGGCGATGAGGTGTGTCAGGATTTGCGTGAGTGCCCCGCCGAGAGCTGGGCCTTTGCCCAGCCCCATGGCATCAAATTCCTCCAGCAACTCCTGCGTACAGTCTGCTGCTGTTAGAAAATCATCTTTAGCTTGTTCAGCCAGTGAGGATGCGTTGCCATGCTTTTTCGAGTTCATTCACTTTTAACTTTTTAGCCTCTGGTTTCAACTTATCATCATTCTCAATTGCCGTCATTTGGTTATTGATTGCCGTGTTGACCTGCGCCACGGCCCATGACCAATCGATTTCGTTTACTCGCTTTTTGGCTTCCATGTATCGACCTCCGCATACCATTTGCCGTTTCGGCTTTCGCACACTTGAACGTTGATCCACTCGTCTGTCTGTCCCGTGAGCCACGCAGCGAGTTCTTCGCGTTTGATGCTGATATTACATTTGATCCAATCGGGAGCCGTGTCCCGTGGTTTTTTGGCGATGAGGCCATCGACGAATTGCTTTTGATTTTCCATTTTTCTCTCCTTAAACGAGGTGCCCCCAGCCGGGGGCAACCGAACTGGGGGCTAGTCTCTTCTACGGAGTGCAGCCGAAGCCACGAAAAGAACTATACTCCCAGAGTATGCGATTTGCAACACTTAATCGCATAGATCACTTGGATACTCGGCGTCGGGCATTCTGTCATGTATGTCGAGTTTGCACTGCGGGCATCGACGGTGAAGCTTTTCCTCAGTTTTTTCAATAACTTGCAAAGACGTCTCGCACTTTGGGCAAAGGTTTTGGATTAAACGCTTGTGGATTTCACCCGCGGCGCTCGTCAGGTCGCTCATCGATCACCTCAACTTCACCATGCTTTTCTTTGTACCAATCAAAAACAACGCGCAGTTGACCACCGATGGTTCGACCTTCGTGTTTCGACATTTCTTTGATTTCCTCGTAAACCTCTCGCGGCACAAGGATGCTCTTCCAGCGTGTTGTATCCATTAAATTTCTCCAGCATACCCGGGCATGTGTAGGATATTATAGGAGATTATAAGAGAACGCAAGAAAAACCCCGCCGAAGCGGGGTTAGTTAGTCGAAGCGGGGTTAGTTAGTCGAAGTAAAAACAAAAGCTGTCGCCTTCTCCGAAGGGGTGGTGATCCACCGTTGTTGGCTGCCCGGACTTATCGTAATGGGTTTTTACGATTCGTACTTGTGAGCAGAGGTCGCCTTCAAAATCTTCAATAGTTAACTCTGATTTGAAGCGATCATTCACGTGTTTTTGCAAAGCCTCAATTAGCTCGTGGTAATAAATTTCTATTTTCATGTTGCGTTCCTCCGTAGTTAGGAGGGCGTTATCGCATAACATCGCATACATGTCAACCTATTTAGCTTCGCCCCACGAAGGTCCGATTTCGACGTCGCACTTGCTTGGGACTTCCAGCGGAACAGCCTGTGTCATGATATTAGCAATCTCATGAGCTTCTTCAACGCTTTTGACCGACATAGCGATTTCATCATGGATTTGGATCATTGGAAGACGGCCTGTCTTGTAGATGTCCACCATAGCTTTCTTTGTCATGTCCGCAGCCGATGCTTGGATCAAGCGGTTCAAAGCTTTGTAGGTGTATGCCCGCTTCAGCCTTGCGGTTGGCCCGTAGGTATCGACCGCTTCGCGATAGGGCAAGGCTTTGTTCATAGCGAACGTGTCGGGCTCCCACAAATCGAAGCGGCATTTACGGCCAAGCAACGAGCGCAGCGTACCTTTGGACGATTTCTCGTTCAGACGGTTCGTGACGCCATTCATCAGGCCCTTAACGAACGGAACGCGGTCGTGGTATTGCTTGATGATTGCTTTGGCTTCTTCCACGGTGATGTCGAGCTGTTCGGACAGTTTATTCACGCCCATGCCGTACATCATGCCGAGGTTGATGGTTTTTGCCTGCTTACGCGGGATGTTAGCCATCTCGGCCACCATGTCGTGGAAGTCGGTCGCCGGGTTGTTGTTATATGCCTCGACGAACTCCGCAGCGCCCTCAAGGGGCAATCCTCGCGTTTTTCCATATACATGCGCATAATGGGTCAAGATGCGTGGTTCCTGTTGCGAGAAGTCAATGGCAGCCCACTGGTCGCCTTCCTCTGGGAGGAACAGACTACGGATCATTGGACCCAGCTCGGGATCGCGGGCCGGGATTTGTTGCAGGTTGGGGTTGGACATAGAGAACCGCCCGCTGACCGTGCCCCCATCATCAGAACGGATTTGGTTGATATGAGCATGTATTCTGCCGTCACTGTGGCAGTGTTTCATGATGGAGTTGATGAAGGTTCCGGATGTCTTGTTCAGGTTCCTTGCTTGGACGATGAGCTGCGCGAGGGGATGTTCATGCTCTTGGAGGAACAGCTTCGTGAACGACGGTGCGCCTTTTTCGGTCTTTGGATATGCGACGCCGACTTTGTCGAACGCTTTCGAGAGCGACTGAGCAGCCCAGATTTCGACATCGCTGCCAACGACGTGCTTGATTTGCTTCAGGACCTCCCTCTCTCGTTTGAGCAGGTTATCCCGCGTTCTCTCTACCCGGTCGGTGTCGACACGGACACCGCGCATGGTCATGTCAACGAGACATGGGAGCAGATCAAGTTCGAGGTTTGCGATAGGCCAAAGGTCTTCTTTTCCAAGCTGTACGGAGAAGTAATTCCAGAGTTCGAGGGTCAATACGGCGTCAGCTTCAGCGTAAGGTCCAACGTACATGGCTGGCATCTTCCACATTTCAGCTTTCGGGTCGATGCCGAACTCCCTTGCAGCTTCGACAAGGGCCTTCTCTGATTTGGTTTTGTTGAGGTGGTCGTAGCACAGCGCGTTTAGACTGTAGCTGAACCGGTTTTCATCCAACAGGGATGCCACCACCATAGTATCGATGATGCGGCCTTTGACCTCGAAGCCTGACGCAGTAATCCAGCCCAAGTCATACTGGGCGTTGTGCATGATTTTATCTGCGGGGCATTCGAAAACCTTTTTGAGCCACCGGTTGACGATCTTTTCGTCGAGATTGCCGCCGCCGAGGTGTTTGACTGGCAGGTAACCTGACCAGCCGTCCACCGCAACCGCGTAGCCGACAATATATCCGTCCTTGGTTGGCCAACCCGGACCATTCTGTTTTAGGTTCGAGTCTTTTGTTTCCACGTCGATTGCAATTTTCTTTGCCGACGTGATGTCTGGTAATTCGAGCGGGGGAACCCACTCACTTTTCGGTGCGAACATCGCCATTTGTAAACCCGCCACGTGCATACTCCATTGTTTGTTCCACGGACCGTGCATCGAGGGCGACGAACTCTGCCCCAAGTGCCGAGTATCCGACTTTATCGACCCATGAGTCGTATTTATCCATATTGGTAAGTAGTCTGCTGGTTTTTAGCCAGTCCATCATGAGAGCCACGTGAGACGGGGTAAGATACCCATGCGTCTTGAGCGCCTCTCTGACGATGATGTTCCAGCCTTCGCAGATACGACCATGGTTATCGTAAGCGTCACCATAATCTGCCGCTCTATCGCCGTTTATCAGGTCTTTTGCGGCATCTATAACCTCGTTGCGCCGCATCAGTGTTCCACCTGATTAACGTAGCCTGTGTGAACAAACTCGCCGAGTTCTTTGTCGTACTCGAACTTCACGGCAGGAATGTCTTCGTCTTTGACGGTGGGGTCGTCCCACATCTTTTGTGCGCGGTATGCCTCAAAGTCGGTGACGCCCATCTCTTTGTACTGCTCGCGCTTTTTGCGCTCATGTTCTTTCCATTCATCCCACGTCATCTTAGTCATTTTCGTTCTCCTTTGGGCGATAAACTAAAACCATCGAACCGCATCCGGGACAGGACAGGTTAGTGACCATGTTGTATTCGTTGTGAATTGACTCTACGTCTTCACCTTCGTCCGCGGCGATAGCCGTTGAGTAGCTCTCGACGTCACAATCGTGATCGCCGTTCCAAATAAGGTCTGTTTTGCAGTGCCAACAATTCATAGGTCATAGCTCCTTGATATGTCTTCCGCGTCGACGATGTAGAGGTTTTGCTTGGTCCGTGTGACGCCAACGTAGAACACACGGTGCATGTCATCAGGATTGATGCGCATTTGTTCGTCTGCCGCTGGACTAAGGTCCGTGAACAGCACGACGTTATCTGCTTCCCCGCCTTTTGATCCGTGGATCGTGGAAGCTGTGATGCGGGGGATGCCATTGAACTTCTCACCACGGCGTAACAGGGCCGTGATGTATGCCCGATCTGTTTCGGGCAGCTTATCCATGGCTTCTGACCAGATCATGTTGGGGTCTGCCAATAAACCATGGTTAACGGTCAAGGCTTGCATGTTAACCAAGTCTTGATCCTCTAGCCCCGGCAGCTTTTTAAAGCCGCGCTTCACGCGTTCCCCGAGGGACATAAAGCCGTAAATCTTGCGAGCGGTCTCACCGGAAACTTCTTTTCCTTTACGCAACTGCTCCCAGCCATTTACTGCATCAGAAATCTTTTCACTGATGGACCGATGGCCGCGATAAGTGAAGAGATAACCGTTTGACTTCAGGTCGTTAGCCACAGGTTGGAGCTGATAACCGGCCTGCGATAAAATTAGCCACGAGCCTTGCGCCATGTCCACTGCGTTGATAGTTGTTATCCGCGCCACATTGCCCAGATCGTCACGAGGCTCGTATTGCTTTGGAAAACGTCTCGCGATGCGGCGCACGACACTTTCCGCGACATTGTGAACAGACTTCGGAACCCGATAAGACTTCGACAGGGTTTCGCTTCCGCCCGGCAGGTTGATGAAGTGGTCGACGTCTGCGCCCGCCCAACGATAGATGGCTTGGTCATCGTCTCCTGCGGCGTACATGCGCTTGGAATTACCATCCAGAATATGAGCGATGTCCCACTGTAGCGGACTTAAATCCTGCGCTTCGTCGAGAAAGCACAGGTCGAACTCGGGGCAATACTTATCGGACTGCCGAACAAACTCTGACAGCATGTCGGTGAAGTCATAAAGGCCCATCTTATCTTTGTATTCCCGCAGGCACTTGTCGACGTAGCTGACAGTATTCCAATCTTGGTCGATGTTGCTCTCGTTGTACTGGTCGCGCAGCGGCACCTTGCGCAGACGCGCCAAGTTAATCAGACCAAGCACAGGATCGTTGGCCGCGGTCATTGAGGGGACGTCCTCAAACTGGTCGTGTTTTGCGCCAACTAGACTTACGCCGATGGCGTTCCCCAGTTCTTTGTAATGTAGCGGCTGCATAACTTGCTCGGGCCTAATATCGGTAGCAGTTAGCGCCAGCGAGTGCAGTGTTCGGAAGTAGATTAGGTCTTTTTTCGGGTCCAAGCCGAAGCGAGCGGCTGCCCGCTCTTTTGCTTCGTTTGCGGCCTTACGGGTGAACGCAAGAAACGCAATACGATGTGGATGCACCCCACTTTCGAGGGCGTCGTCAACCATGTTAAGCAGGGTTGTTGTCTTACCTGTGCCCGGAGGACCAAATATCCTAAACATTTTCCGCCTCCACCTGTCTTACTATCTGACGGATACGCTCCCTACTTAGGTTGTATCGCTGCCCAATGGCAGTGAACGTCATACGTTTATCAAACCAAAGCTTAAAAATCTCTTGGTTACGCTTGGCAAACTTATCCTTTGTCAAAACGGAGCCTCCTCTGCGCCAAACTTCGGAGGTTTGATTTCGATGTCGGCGTTATCAAAAGCCGGTATCTTCCAAACACGCACCGCTCTTCCTTTAATCTTCAGCACGACGCTCTCGCCACTGATGTCCCGCAGACGCTGGGCAATCCGATGTGACTTGTATTCAAAGAACTTGTTCTTACGCAGGAACGCTTCAAAATCTTTGAGGCGAAAATATGTCCAACCCTCATCTTCATCGGTCCAAGGGCGGCGCAGCAAGATTTCTTCTTTGTCTTGTGCTTGCTGTAGGTGGCGGCAAAACTCTTCGAGGTAATCGTAGAACTGACCGCTGATACTGGCATCCTGCGCCACTTCGATGATGGCGCTTTCGTTGTCACGCATTTCAGTCATCAAGGTGCTGATGCGGCTTTCCCATTGCTGCTTGGCTACGGAGCGCGGCATAAAGTTGAGCTGCTCCATGCAAGCCCGCTGGAACGTCATCTGGTTCATCAGGGCGTCTGTATCAAGCTCCAGAGGCTCGCCGTTAACGTCCATAAACCAAACCGGGGGTGTTGAGTTATATTTGCGCAGATTGGCAATGGTAGCCCCGGAGACAGCCGCTCCGACGCCGTGTTTACGGGTGCGGCAAAGTTCTTTATTGCAGTGCGCGTTGATTGGTGCGTCGTTACATTTGAAAGCGTAGTCTTTTCGCTGGACCTGCTTTGCAACTATGTTGACCTCCGGGAGTGGAAGCGGCGGAGAAAGGTACTCCATGTTGTATTTAAGAATTTCGGATTCCCAACTATCTGGATACGCTTTTCGTAAATAAACGCCGATGTTGAATAACCCATTATTGCGGCCCCCTTCGCTGATGCCCATCTTACAAAGTATCTGTAAGCACGGCGGGCCATCCTTGAGCAGGTCGGTTTCGCCGCTGCCTATTACTTGAAGCTTAACAACTTCTTCTGGGGTCTGGGCATATTTATCGTACAGGGTGAAAAATTCTTCTATTGACGCCGAAGTACCGTCGTCAAGGAAAGCGTAACGCAGACCATTTTCGTGGTCATAATATGGCAAATTGAGAAAGTTACCCACATCGCCACGATCTAAGTGCAATTTGACTTGCTTTGGAAATATCTCGCTCTCTCCATATCCGAGAGCCGCGGACATATTTTGCAGGCTCTTCTGCATGTCCTTCGCTTCGACCCACTCCTTCGAAAACAGGAAGCAATGCGCCCCGCCGGACTTAGAACGGCAGACGACCAGCGGCAATTTCATGCGCCGGATTTTTTCGATAAGTAGTTTGTGATCGAGTGGATACTGATCGATGTCGATACAGCCCCACTTGCACATGTTGTCTTCGTTGATTGGAATGATGCCAAGACCATTCCCTTTGCCCGATAAATGGTTTTCCCACAGTTTCGTGGTGCGCGGTTCGCGTAACACGCCCGCTTTACCTTTAGCCTTACCGTTGGCTCCAGTGTTCTCTATCTTGAAGTAACCATAGGCTTCCTTCAAACCATCAAAGATTGATGCAAATTTTTCTAACGACATTGTTGCCCCCTACGGAAAAAAAACGCCGGAGCTGATGCACAGCCCCGGCGCACTGACGATTAAAACGGTGTGTCGCCGCCTACGGTATCGTCGTCCGTATGTTTAACAACAACATCTCCAGCCGTGATGCTGTCAGCAAACCCCTTTGCACGGGTGTACAAAGATGCTTCTGTGATGGGGCCGTCCAGCGACATCTCCCAGCCATGCCAAGAGCCTTTGGAGTTTTCTTCACCAATGGTCTTGAGGTGGTAGATATGCGAGAAGCGAGGCGGGGTGAACGGGCCGTTCTTACCCTGCATCTGGCGGGAAGCCATCATGCTATTCCATTTACGCGACTTTTTGAGCTGCGTAGACTTCATAGCAATCAGCGCGGTTTCCGCCGACCCATCTTCTTTGATGATAATCACAAAGTGCTGGTGCGTTTCCTCGATGTAGTCGCCATCTCCTCCAACAACATATTCTTTGTTGTCTTCGGGTGAACGCTCCGTCTTGGGACGCTGATCTTGTGGCTCGTAAATTGCCACGGGCGCACCGCTTCCGCTGCCACGCGGAGCCCACTGAATAAACCGACGCTGGTAGGCACATGGGACAACCCGAATGCCTGTTTTACCTTTGACGATTTCACCAGTCACGGTGTTATAAATGTCGCCCTTACGAGCCTCTTCGTTTTCGTCCAACACCGGGTCATTACCTGACAGAACTTTCAGGAACGGAAGAGCCATGTCCTCCTGTCCCATGTTCTCCATGCCACGGCCTGCGTCGGCTTCAAACATAGATGGATCGAATTCCGTGATTGCGGTGTTTTGCTTAGTAGCTACTGCTTTAGTATCGGCCATGATTATTTACCTTTCTTGATGACTGCACGTTGACCAACCCACGCTCCGAAAAGCTCCATAGGAAAGTCTTCCCCTTCTTCGACGCGTTCCTTGACGAAAGCGCGTAGCGTCTGCGGATGAATTTCTGTCTTTTGCTCGGGAACGTACCCTTGTTGCTGCGCGAACGCCGCAAACGAGCTTGCGAGATCGTCCTCTCCTCGTCCAAACTGGCACAAGACTGTATTCTTGATAATGTCATCGTACCCATGGTCTCGAAGCCACTCGTAGGCTTGAGGACGGTTATTTACGAGGATTGAAGCCCCGTAAGTTTGTTTAACTTCGACTTGTGAACCGTCGTCGAGGCTAAACGAAGAAATGCCAATCTCTGCAAGCATGGCTGGCATATCTTCATCCGTGAGCTTCAGAAGAGACTTCTTCTCATCTTTGAGAGTTTCCTCTAAAGATTTAATACGGTCTTCTTTGTCTCGGATTTGGCGGGCCAACGCAGCCACCGAAGTGAGCCCTTGTTGGTCTAGTTTTTCGACCGATGTTGCAAGCGTGTTTTCGAAATCCTGCTCCATCATTTTTGCGAGTTCATCACTCATCGTCTGTCTCCTTTCGTGGTTAAAGGCACCTTTCGGGCCTTGACAAATGTAGATAATATCTTATACTCGTGTCTTGTCAAGCAGTATTTTCAACGGGGATAAAAATGCACGGATTTGAGTTTAAGACCACGCCGTATGACCATCAGCGCAGAGCGTTGTCTGACTCGTGGGCCGCGGAATATTACGCGCTGTTCATGGAGATGGGGACGGGCAAGTCGAAGGTCGCCGTAGACAACATGGCCATCTTATATGAGATGGGGAAGATCAACTCCGCGCTTATTGTTGCGCCCAAGGGGGTCTACGACAACTGGGTCAAGGGCGAGATACCGGTGCATTTGCCAGATCGCATTGACCGTCGCGTGTTGCGCTGGACCCCTGTCCGTACTAAGCGGTTTGAAGAAGAATTGATCGACATGATTACGTCGAAGGAAAAGTACCTGAAGATTTTTGTGATGAACGTCGAGGCGTTCTCCACGCCGCGTGGGACAGAGGCCGCAGAAGCGTTTTTGTTCCAAAACCCAGACAACATGATTATCGTCGACGAAAGCACGACCATCAAAAACCGCAAGGCGCAGCGTACTAAAAACATCGTGAAGTTGCGCGACCGAGCGAAGTATCGTCGCATTCTGACTGGATCGCCTATCACCAAGTCACCGATGGACCTGTTTAGCCAGTGCGACTTACTTAACGAAAAGTGTCTCGGGTTTAACAGCTACTTTGCTTTCCAAGCCCGCTACGCCAACGTGCAGAAACGCACTATGGGGCACCGTAGCTTTCAACAGATTGTGGGATACCGCCGTCTGGACGAGCTGTCGGAGAAGCTGGACAGCTTCAGCAACCGCGTCTTGAAGGAAGACTGTCTGGACTTGCCGCCCAAGGTGTATATACGCCGCGAGGTTCCGCTCACCAAGGAACAAGAACGTCTGTATATACAGATGAAAAAGTTAGCTTTGGCCAAGATGGAAAGCGGCGAGTTGGCAACGACCGCCAGCGTCCTGACGCAGATCATGCGTTTGCAGCAAATTTGCTGTGGCCACCTCGCACCGGATGACGAAGAAATCCTGACAATCAAGAACAACCGTCTGGACGAGCTGCTGGGTCTAATTGAAGAGGTCAACGGCAAAGCCATTATCTGGGCCACCTACTCCCACGACATCAAGATGATCGAACGCGAGATTGCCAAGCTATATGGTGAAAACAGCGTGGCGACCTATTACGGGGCAACCCCGCAAGACGAGCGTCAGGAAATCGTTAACCGGTTCCAAAACACCCGTGATCCGCTGCGCTTTTTTATAGGACAGCCCAAAACAGGCGGTTACGGCATCACGCTAACGGCGGCCAACACCGTCATTTACTTTTCCAACAGTTACGACTTGGAAATCCGCTTGCAGTCAGAAGACCGTGCGCACCGAATCGGTCAGGGCCATAAAGTGACCTACATCGACTTGGTGTCTCCGGACACGATTGATGAGCGCATCTTAGAGGCGCTGCGGAACAAGATTGATATTGCCGGTCAGGTGCTTGGCGAAGACGCCAAAGACTGGTTGCGCTGATCCTCTTGAGGCTCTCCATACGCGGCGTATTGGCGATAAAACTCGATACCACGAGCCTCTTCTTCGGTCTGTGGCGCTTGCTGCATGATGTTTGGGATCATCTGACGTGTCTGAGCGGGCTGTTCCGCGGGCCGTGTGCCGCCAAATACGCTTCCTAACCCGGACATCAGGTATTCGCTTTGAACCGGCGTAGGTGGCGTATATCCGGGCGTACCAAGCCCCTCTGGACGCATCCTCGGTTTAGGTGAAGGGTCTTCTCCTTCGACACGGGTGTAAAACGCATTCATATCCGGCAGGATTTCTCCTGTATCCACACCGTGGATCATTGCAACATAGTTACGGGTTTCCTCGAAAGGTGGAACACCACCGTATTTCTGCACATTACCGGGGCCCGCGTTATACGCAGCGAGGGCCAAGGGCACTGTTTGGAAGGTGTTGAGTTGCTGGCGAAGGTAACGTGCGCCACCACGGGCGTTTTGGATCGGATCGTTCGGGTCCACGCCTAGTTCACGCGCCGTTCCGGGCATGAGCTGCATCAGACCGATAGCACCCTCCTCACTAACGGGGCCTTGGCGACCTTTGTTCTCGGTGTACATGACGCGTAGGTATAGCTCTGGGTCGACGCCCTCTTCCATGGCGATGTCGATAGGGTCAAACCCGTAGTCGTTAATCACCTTTTGGCGCATTGCAGTCAGGTCTTCATCGGTTATGGCGGTGACGGCTCCGCCTTGTGCATAATTTCTGAATAGACCGGCCACGCCGCCTTCCTCATAGTTTCTAACTGCGGGTTCTTGTGTTTTTTCTTGCCATTCCAAAAAGTCTGCGAGTAACCCCGCCATTGAAGAGGACCATGGAAGCTCTCCGGTCAAACCCACTAAATAGTCCCCGGCAGAGGCACCGTAGTTTCCTCGATCCCATTCTGTTCGAGCATCGTCATAATAATTGTCGGGGTTTACTGCAAAATTTCTTACAATGTCGTGGAAGGGAAGTGTTCCACTATCCAACAGCTCTTGTTGCGTCATTTCAGCCACGGGGTTTCCGCCATCTTCAAAACCCATGGCAGTCGATCCGAAACCCGACATGCCTGCTAAACTTACTTCTGGCGTTGATCCAAAAGTATCTCGACCAACCGTGTAAAACTGGCCCGGTGAAGTCATGACCGCTTGTGCCGTAGCAGCGGCGTTACCGCGCCGTGTTGCCCGAGCTTGTGCGGATTCGACAAATTCGTCGACGTCTTTTCCGCTAAAACCGGGGTCTGCCGGAGCAACGGGTGCCGAACCGCCCTCAAAAACGGGTGCTGTTCCGACCCATTCGCCGGGCGACGCCACGGAATTTGCCCACTCTTCATACGGTGTCGTGCGGTCAGTCTCGTTCCACGCAGCAATTGCCTCGTTGTAGGCGTTTGCGTTGTTTCTCCAGTTCTCCAAGTCGGTGTTGTACTGATTAACCTTGGCGTTATGGGCATCTACCAAGGTTTGGTAAGAGCCCGCCTCTGTTTTGTACTTGTCGAGAGCCGTGTTGTAGAGGTTGATCCGGTTATCATAGTCTTCCATGATGTCCCGGTCATACTGGTAGTAACGGGCTTCCGGGGTGGCGTATCTAAGAATGCTCATCTTAACCTCCCATCAAGCTGCCGATACCAAGAAGTTCACGGTCCTCTGGAAATAAAGCTGCAAACCTAGTCCGATCCACTGGTCCCGAAGACTGGATAGGTGGCCGAGGAGGGGCCGCGGAAGCCTGTTGGACCGGACTAGATGCAGCTCCGCCGCCTTGCGTGGGAGATATGGCGGGCGGAACAAGAGACCCTTGCTGGGTAGGCGCAGGTACAACTGGTGCAGGCGTCGGGACCGGAGCTGGAGCCGGAGCGGGCTGCTGCTCTTCTTCGATGCTTTGCAGGTAATTCTGGATTTCCAGAGCGTCTTGCTCATTCAAGTTCTGGACCGCGGGCGCTGTGCGGCGAATGCTGCTCATAATGCCGTTGTCGATCAAGCCTTGTACGAGAGCTTGGCCAATTCGCTGTTGCTCCTCTGGGCTTGAACCACGACGTAAGACCGTAGCCAAGAGCTGGGGGTCTTCCACAATCGTAGTAATGACGTCCATCCGCAGCGAAGCGGGTAGCTCTGAAAGGTATTGGTTTACAACACGCTGCGCGAACTGCGAACCGGCCTGACGAGCAATAAGGCTTTGCGTACTGCCGCTCATGGCCCGCTGACCCAAAGCACCCAACTCCGAACCGGAGATACGGGTAGCCAGCATAAAGAGCGGTCCAACCTGTTGTGCAAACTCTTCGATTTCGCCCGGTTTGGCGCGTGAAGAGAACGCTTGGATTTGTGCCATACGGCCAAGCAAGCGACGAGTGCGCGAAATGTCGCCCTCGCTCATAATGCCCCGCTCTTGCATCCAATCTGCCAAAATTACGTCATTCGGAGAGTTCGGATGCGGTTCAAACATGGTGCGGTAAGCTGCTTCAATATCGAAGATCGGACCGTTTTCACCAGCGCGGTTGAACACGCTGTCCATAATTGATCGGCGGAAGCCGTTTACCAGCTCTTGCTTGCTGAACGTTTGACCGGCCATTGGTCCGGTCGTCACAGAAAATCCTTCGTCCCCCATTCCGTCGACATATGCCCAAAGGTCATTCAGGTCAGCAAACGGGCGCTCGTTTGTAAGCGAGATTGCACGAGAAACTTGCGTGGCAGGGTTCATTGTTTTATCAGGAAGCAGTTCATACAAGCTCAAAATGCCTCGACGGCGCTCTGCGGCAATCTCTGAAGTTTCCGTCGCAGTGTTTGTCAAAAGCTGCCGCGCCGTTCCAATGTTTTCGAGGTCTGACTTGAGCGCAGGCATCGAATCGAGCAACCGAGCGTTGTCTGGGCGACCCATCCAACGACGAAGTGCATCCACGTTAAGCGTCCGGCTTTCTGGATCGAGGGCCGCGGCCCGTGCAGAGCGGAGCAGCATTTCAGAAGCGCCGCGAATGTCCGCATTTGCCGTAATCATTTCCGTTAGGTTCTGACGTAGGCCCGGAATAGCGTCAATATCGGCCTGATTGGCATCAAACCAAGAGTTAAATGCCTGACGGTCGATCATTCGGGTTTCTGGGTTAATAACGCCTGCGTCAGTAGCCGACTGCATCAAAGCTTGGCCCGCGGGAACGTCGCTTGCTTCCAGCAATGTGCTAAGAGACTGACCGAACTGGGTTTGACCAATCATGTCTAGTTGCTGGGCTCGCAGGTAACCCGCGTCGCCAGAGAACATGCGATTGGCTAGAACACCCACGGGGATCGAAGGAGCGCCGGTTCTGCGGGTGCCCAACACGTCACCCGCATACATGCGAGTGAAGACGTCATTGTATGCCCGGCTGTATGCACGGGCATTGTCGTATGCCGCATCCGCGCCTTCCGGGAAGGCGTCGAGGTCACGCAGCAAAGCATCTGCAAACTCGTAGGCAATACGAGCCTTGTCCGACCTACCGGCAGCGGATAGTTCACGCCCTGCATTCAACGCGGTGTTTCGCATCGAAAACAGCTCTGATGCGCTAAGTGCGCCTTGCGGCGCAGGGGTGCCGTCCATGGCGGGTTGCTGCGTCTGTGCAATAAGAAGTTCAGCCTGACGATCCAGAGCATTGGCGTAGTCGCGAGTACGAGGAGTTGAGAAACGACCCCGCTGTGATCCAGCCTCTTGGCGAAGACGACGTACTGCGTCTTCTGTGGACATGCTGGCCAGCTCTTCAGATAACGCTTGGAACCGTTCGCTATATGTTGTGCCATCAATCTTCAGGAAAGCGGCATCAAAACGGCGTTGTTCTGGCAGAACAGGTGCGGCCCCGTCGCCATCCGAGCCAAAGCCGGGCAAGCCCAGTTCTTGGCCTTTGCGACGGACAAAATCGTCCATGTCGCGCAGTTCGGCAATACGCAGGATCGGGTTCCGCGCTTCAGGCATACTTTCGTCTGGCAAAAGGTCTTGCCAAGCACTGATGAAGTTAGGAGTGTCGGTTGGGTTACCCGCCGCATCCCTAAATTCGGTAATTTCTATGTTTTGTGGAATTCTCCGCCACAAGCTACGTTCGAAACCGCGCATGGCACGTTGCTGTTCTCCGAGAACACGGATCAACGCTTCCGCGCTATCCAAGTTGTCGACGTCCGCGCCCACCGCCCGCATGTTTTCTTGCAAACGGTTGGTTGCGGCCTGAATAGCACCTGTAATTTCGGCATCCCAAAGAGACGTTTGGACTTCTGCTAACTGGCCGAGCGCCTGACGGTCACCGTTGGCATACATGAACAGGATGCCGCGGCGTAAAGCATCTACGGCTTTTTGCTGGTTTGAGCCTGTTCCTGTACCACCTTGTGCGCCGCGCTCCATTTGCAAACGCAGAAGCGTTGGGCTGCCGGTAAGTTCTGCGGCACTAAGCTGAATAGGCTGACCATCTTGGTCTACCAAGAAGCGAGAGAACTCTTCAGAGTTTAAAAGCTCTACAAGTGCCTGCGGGTCTTCTCCGTTGGCTTCAAGCTGGGTCAGCAAGTAATCCGCGGCATCCGCCATTTGTGCGTCGGACAGAGCGCCTGTCGCGTTAGCTGCGTTATCTGATTTGAAGCGACGTAACAAACCTAAGACGCCGTCGTAAGCCAAGCTCAATGCTTGTGGAACACGCTTAACAACCGTGTCTCCCACCAAGCCGCCACCAATGCCGCCGACCATTTCTGCACTGAAACGAGCCCAAGCGTCGCCGGGGGCAACATTTTCAACACCATAAGCAAAAGCGCCTGTACCTACAACGGCACCAAGTTCTGTCAAACCAGTACGAATAGGAGTTTCGCGGGCCAAGGCCCCCGTGCGCTCCATGCTTGCCTCAACGCCACGAACCAGACGCGTGGACAGCGGTGCGCGAGCATCGGCTGCCAGATTGTCCAACACGGCCCGTGCGCCAAGATTAACTTTGCCTGAAATAAGGAAAGGCATCGGCAAGAACGCGGCGGCACCCATGGTCGATTTACCCGCCTCAAATGCAGCGGCAGTGCCGGGCACAAAGGTGGGTTCTGGACCAATCAGGGATTCTTGCGCGGTTCTGGTTGCCCAATCACCAAAAATTGCGCCACCAATACCGGTCAAAATAGGCACACCAACGCGAACTGCGGCAGTCCAAGGCGTTACCGGAGGAACGCCAGAAACAGAGAGGTTACCGGCTTGCATACCACCGTAAAAACCACCGGCTGCGCCAGCGGCAGGGGCTGCCTCACGAGCAAAACCTTCCCAAAAACCGCCGCCTTCTTGGATCGGGCGGCCTTCTGCATCACGCGCAAACAAGGAAATAATTTGAGCGTCAGTTAATCCCCGACCTTGCTGCATACCTAAATCACGCAGAACACCGGCATCGCCGGCACGCAAAGCGTCATAACTCAGGTAATTCGGACCGCGGTCTTGGATACGCGCATCACGAGATAACGTATTCGTGAGCATTTGGGCGAACCCGGGAACGGGATCGCCTTGTGTTCTTAGAACATCGACGACTTCGTTGAATTCATCCTGTCCGAAGGTTGCTCGGGGAATGAACAAGCCTTCGGCAGGAGTAGTTGCTGTAGTGCCCGGAGTGTTTTCTTCAGCCATTTATTAATTCCCCTGTCCAGTAGCTTGGTTCATGATTTCCTGCGCTCTTTCCAAATCTGCGGCATTGGCAGTATTTGAGAGAGTTAGGATTGGGCCAAGCAGACCTTCCAAGCGTTCGATTTCAAACAGTTTCTGGCTAAGAGTGCTATTAAGCGCACTGTCGATAGGCGTACCGCTTGCACGAAGCGTAAGAATGCGGGCTTTCTCGGTGCGCAGCTCTTCCGCCAAACGAGTAAGTTTGCGAGCTTCCGAAACAGGGTTGCGGAAGAACGAGCGTTCGTCTGGGAACAACTGAGCCGTGGTTTCCAGATCGGCGACCGCAAAGCGAGGCGATGCAGACAGCGCCGAACGACCAAATACGCGAACCATTTCGATGTACTGACGTGCATCCTGCGTATCGCGGAACATTTCCCCAAAATACTCTGGAGCAATCGTACCACCAAGCAGTCCGTCGACACCGGCATAAACCTTGGACCAGAAACCAGTACCCAACCGAGCCTGACGCAGCGCGTCACGGACGTTGTTTCGTGTTTCTTGGTTCAATGGATTGCCTTCGGCATCTGTCATTCCGCCGATAAGGTCATTTTCCATGGCATCCAAGGCTTCTTGCGCACCCGCGCTGACGCGAGCGTTGCGGTTAACCTCGTAAGCAATGGTGTTAGACACTTCAAAGCCATTTGACGGAACAGTGCGTTGTACGCCATTTGCGTCCGTAAATGTGCGGCCACCGTCGTAGCTGGTGTAAACGCCACTTTCGAAGCCTTCGCCCGCTGGGACGTAGAAGCCACGAGGCGACACGTCTTCTGTACCAAGACGGAACATCGTTGCGGAACCCGGAGTTGCAGAGTTAAGGCGGTTAACATCCGCCACAACAGCCTGACCTTCCGGAGTTTTGATGTCCACAACACGCTGTTGAGGTTGACCGTCTGTACCCGGCATCGTAACGCGGAAGTAAGACGGTGTAACCGAGACGTCGCGGTCCAGAATATCCATGCTCTCGCCGGTACGCTCGTTGATACGAACGATTGTGACGCTGCCATCTTCGCCTTGAAGCGTTTCGAAGCGGTAGTCGGGATCGATACCAAGCAGAACCTGACGATCTTCCAACTGCAAGCCTTCGAAGGCGTTGCGGTCCATACCAAACTTGCCGAAGTAATCGCGGTCCGTGAGGACAGGAAGACCCTGCAAGTATTGCTTCTGCGTTTCATCCAGACCGTTAAACTGCTCTTGCGTCATGCCAAAGCGGTTGAAGTAATCGCGGTCGCTGACTGGAGCGGTGTATGCCGTATAAGCATCCGCACCATACTGAGAAGCAATTCCGTTAAGTTCGTTTGAACTCAAGTTTGGTGACGATCCTGCCGGATAAGTTCTGTTACCCAGAGTAACATCCATGTTCAGTGTTACCTGAGTGCGGTCTTGCGCACGAGACAGCAAGCTTTCTGGGCTGTACGTGCCCATGCGAACCGCGCCGCTATTCACCAAAGAGCTATAAAGAGCTGTTCCGGGGATCGCGGCCAACTGACTGCCGTCCGTCATCATGAAGTTTTCAGCACTTTGTGGGGTGCCCGAGGTCTTCGGCATGGCGCGAACGGTAACGTTTTCCATACCGTACTGTGCATAAAGCCCTTCTAACTGACCACGGGTCAAGGGCCGTTCACCGAGGTTTCTGGTAACGGGCTGGCCGTTTTCGTCCGTTTCGGTAACCGCTACGGAGTAAACATCACCAATGTCTTTATCTTGAGCGGCCAACGCTGCCGAGCGTTCTGCGCCATACAGGCTTTGTGCGCCTTGCAATGCCGCTAAGTCAAGCTGACGCTGTTCAGCTTTTTGGCCTTGTTTAAATTTGCCGAACTCACCAGCCCGCGCACCGATGTTGCCAAGAACCGGCGTAAATGCCTCCGCAAAGCGCGACACAGGGCTGACATTCCGCTCGCCCGGGGTGGCAAGCATCAGGCCGCCTTGCGCGATGTCAAAAAGCATCTGCGCTTGGGTAAGATTACGCTGCTCTTCGAGGTCCACTGCGCGTTGCGCCGGATCGAAAAGCTGGCCGTAGAGGGCCCGCTGTTCGTTGAAGAGTTCTTGCTGACGGGCGTTAGGCATGGAGACGCCGCCATCAGCCATGTACTGGACCGCGCCTCCTTGGTTAAAATTTACAGGAGCTGGGCCTCCTTGACCCGGCATTGGCGCTTCTTCCGCCATGCTTACCGTCGACATAATGCCGCCAGCCATATCACCTTGTATTGGAGTATCCATTGCTTCGGGAGCCATGCTTCCGATGCCCTGATCTACCAATGCAACCTGCATAATCGGCTGAACCAGCGTCAGAACCGAGTCCGGCGTCTGTGCCGCATCTGCGTCACCAACTACTCCGGCCAGCTCCATGCGCCGATCTTGGAGAGGTGCCTGATCGCCGCGGATCGTGTTGATAATTTGCTCGTAATCTTCAGTTTCGGCTGCCGCGTCCAAGTTCCCGAAAGAACCGGCGGCTTGCTGAAGCATTGATTCGAGGACCGCGGGGTCAATGCCTTGCTGCATGGCACCCATGGCGGCCTGATCCATTGGCATGTCCTGCGGGACAGGAAGAGCTGCTGCGGAAGGTGCCGGGGGCATTCCCATTCCACCTTGTGGAGCCGGAGGTGCCATCATCGGATCGCCTCCTGCCTGCATACGACGTACCTGTCCGCCATTGGCAAACATCTGTCGATCCATTACGCCTCTATTCATCATCCAAATAACCCCGCTTTAGCTGCGCCGCCTGCGGCTGACAGACCGGCTATCCCCAGACCCAAAATTTGCTGGGCGGGGGATACTGTTGGTGCAGTGGTGCCAGTAATACTTTGCTGAGACGACGGAGCGCCTTTGTAAATATCTGACAAGAACGCCACACGTTGATAAGGCTCGTACATTTGTTGCAATTGCGTCTGGCGCTGTGCTTCCAGAGTTGCTTGCTGTTGAGCCTGTTGCTGTTTGCCAAGGTCGAACAAGAAGCCCTGCTCCCGCTGACCCATTTGCTGTTGTAGTTCGCCAAGAGAAGCCTGACGTAGACCCAGAGTACCAAGAGCTTCGCCTTGTGCAAGACCGAGCTGGCCGTACTGGGTTCCAAGACCACCGAGGCCTTCGCCAAGGCGGCCCAAAAGTTCTTGGCCTTGAATTCCAAGAGCGCCAGCCGCTTGAGAGCCTTGTACACCAAGACCCGCCTGCGCCTGACCGAGTTGACCGGCTTGAAGACCAAGCTGACCTGCAAGCTGTTCTGCACTGATGCCCATCTGACCGGCTTGCGCAGCGATATTGGCTTGCGCTTGCTGACCCTGAAGGCCCAAAGCTCCGGCTTGACTGGATAGCTGACCTGCAAGCTGGGCTGCATTCATACCAGTGGTTGCTGCCAACTGTTGAATATTCATGCCTGTTGAGGCCAAGGCTTGTGCGTTTGCCGCAGCCATCTGCTCGCCAGACAATCCAAGTTGACCGGCGACCTGTGCGGCTTGAATACCTTGCTGACCGATTTGACCCGCACCAGCTTGCGCCAATTGTTCTGCGGACATACCCAATTGGGCTCCGGACAGGCCAAGCTGGCCCGACGCTTGCTGTGCAGACAAGCCAAGCTGCCCGCCTTGTAGCGCCTGTTGGGCGGCAAGTTGTTCTGCTGTTAGACCCAAAGAACCCGCAGCTTGCGCCGCTTGCGTTCCAGCTTGCGCACCTTGCGCACCCAGAGCCCCGGTAAGTTGTGCAGCCTGTTGGCTCCGACCTTGCTGGGCCTCATAAGCTTGTTGAGCGCGTTGCGCGGCGCTTTCAAAGCCCGCCTGACGCATCTGAGCGGCAGTCCGACCTTGTTGTTCCAGTACGTTGCGGCCTAATTCGGCTTCTGCGACGGCTTGGCGTGATCCGCCGAATGCGCCTGCACCAACTGCTTGCGCACCAAGTTGCTGTTGCTGAATTTGACCCGCACGAGCGACGTCTGCAAGTGCTTGCTGTACCGCAGCGTCTTCGTAACCGCTCATAAACGGGCTAATTTGGCTCGGATCAAAGGCTCCAGTGGTGCCTGCCAGACCGGCAATTCCGCTAATTGCGGAACCCGTCCCTAATGCGCCAGCTTGTTGTAGAGCCGTCGCTGCGTCGGCAGTAATACCGCGAGCGCCGGTTACAGCTTGTTGGCTTCCTGCCAAAGCATCTTGATATGCACCAATTCCGCCCACCCCCGCGGTTTGAGCGGCTTGTTGACCAGCAAGCGCCTGAAGGCGCGCTTGGTCCGTAGCTTGAAGAGTGTTTTGTTGTGCAAGTTGTTGCGCAGTTAACGCGCCTTGACCCATTGCACCGTAAGTTCGAGCGCCTGCGGTGGCCGTTTCAAGCTGGCCCTCCAGAGCCTGCCCAACACCGCGTCCACCAGTAGCTGCGCCCGCCGCAACGTTTGCAGCGTCTGATGCGGCTCCTTCCATCCCCATTCGTGCCGCACCAATACCCGCGGGAATAGCGTCATAGGCCGCTAACTGGTCGGCCATCGACTGACTTGCGATGGTCCGTGCGCCTTGGGCCGCGGTCCCCATAGCGCCAGTCGCGGTTTCTACCGCACCGGCACCATAATCTATGGCACCGCCAATACCGGTTTGAGCCGCTTGAACTTGACCCGGAATATTTGCTGCGCCAGTGCGCATAAGACCGGCAGCTTCCGTTTGAAACGGGACGGCGTCCGCCATTACACCGCCAAGAGCGGTTTGTGCGTCGCCAAGCGTGTAGCCTGCTTCTGTCAGATACGGCTGATAACCGCCAATACCCTGTGCTGCGAGTTCCGTGGCGCTAACTTGGAGGGCCGACATGTCCGCCACAAGCTGCGGCGGAATTGTGATGCCTTGGTCTGCGAGTGCTTTTGCGGATTGTAGAAGCCCAATTTTATAGGCTTCAATATCCGGGGCTTCGCGGACTATCTGTTCTGTTACTTCAGCCATTACGCTGTCGCCCTCCCGCGGCTCTCAAGATTACGCATGACCGAATACATGTTCTTGATGCCGTTATTTAGGTTTCCGTTCCCCATACCGCGGACCGCGTCTGTTGTCATGACAAACTCGCCGGGCATGAGCATTGCGCGGACACTGTCCTGCCCCGGAATACCCTCGTCGGGCATGATGCCGCCGTTGCGGCGCGGGAAGATCGCTCCACCGTCAGCCGCAGTCACATAAGGACGGGCAAACGGGCCACCGGGGGTGCTACCCTGAAGGTAGTTACCACCTTGGTTGTAAGTGTACTGAGTGGGGACCGAATACGTGCTGTATTCCGGTGCCCGGATGGTCAAATCGTTAATTGCGCCAACCGAAGAACTTGCTCGTGGAACGTAAGTGCCTGTTTCGGGGTCCAAAACTTGGTCGCCCAAGTCGGCAACAAGGTATTTACCCGGATCGGCGGCAACGAGGTCTTCGCCAGTAATAATATTGCCGTCTGCATCGCGCTGGGCGATGTCTAAAGGCTCGGCAGGTATTGGGCTAAACGCGCCAGAAGCCGCTGCGACACCTGTACCGAGGGCCGCGAGCGGCCCATAAGTACGCAAGAAGCCCGGAGCTGCGCTTGCAACTGCCGATTCCGCTGCTTTAGTCGCAGTAGAGGCTGCCACGCTTGGCGTCATGCCGGGCAACGTCATAGCGTTGTTGTAAGCGTCCGTATATGCCGCATTGCTAAGTTGCGTCGTTTGAGCGGCATTTGGACCTCCCGGGAAGAACGCATCCTTCATGCCTTGAGTAAAGCTGATGTCGTCGCCCGGAGTAACCGCCCCTTTGATGCTTTCCATAAAGCTAGGAGGCTCGTAGGCCGCGACTTGCGGGCCAATCACTGGATTGACCGTCGCACCGGCAGGAATTTGACCGCCTGCTGGGATAGTCATACCGTTGCCGTTCGCCAAAGTAACGTCAACCGCGGAACCGGTGTTGTTCAGGCGAGCAATCGAGGTATCCGCCGTGCGAAGAGCTTCAGTTGCGTTAGTTACGTTCGGGTCTGCCGAGGAAACCGCCTCGGTGCGTACTGCACTGGTGTCGCCTGCGGCTTCGGATGCGCCTTGCGCTGTTTGTGCCGGAGCTTGCGCTGCGCCCGTCGGGACATACTCGCTGAAGAACCCTTGTTTGCCAGCGTTGGCCGCTTGAGCCGCTTCGCCGCCAAATACATTTGAAAGCGAAGTTTGTGCGCCAGAAACGGTTTGTCCAAAACGACCAATCGGGTCAGCTAGACCCGTCTTGATGTTTTCCATAAACCCGCCGCTTCCTGTGAAGCCTTGGAAGACTGCGCCCGTTGCGCCTGCAACCAAAGCAGACTTGAGGGCGTCTTTGATCGATCCGCCTTGTATCAGCGTTCCGATACCAGAACCAAGCGCCGCACCGTAGATAGGTCCGAGAGGCGTGAACGACAAAGCAATCGGCAAGATGACGGGAGCCACCTTCTTGACCACTTTGACGACCGACTTAACAACGTTCTTAACGGCTTTTACTATGCCTTTAAAAAGCTTTTTAAGGAAAAACTCCGGTGCGCCTGTTTCAGGGTTCAAGCTGTTAGCTTCAGAACCCACAACGTAGCGTTCTGGGTCTTCGACACCCATTTCCCGCAAACGTTGAAAAATACTTTCTTTAAGCTCTTCGTCTTGCTCGATTAAAGCAAGCGGGATGACCAATTCCCCAGTTTGAAGGTGAGCAACAACGTCGTCGCCCTCGCGGCCCATAGCCGCCATCTTCTTGGTCAGAGCAGGAAACTGTGCGATGCCCTCATCGCCGTATTCTTCGGTGCCGTCATCGTCTTCGCCGTAAACCGCTTCAATCTCATCATCGTCCATGATAAGATCGCCAATACCACCGTCGGGAACGGTTAACTCATCAATTTTTTGCGCTTCTACTGCCATTATCCCGCTCCACCAGTGATACCTTGCGGCATGGTTACGTTAATAATTGTACTTCTCTTTTCCCCTCCAGTCCATGAAGAACCGCACTGCGGGCAGTTCCCATCGGGATAAGATGCAATTTCTTCGGGTGTATCCACCTCATTACTACATGTAACACAATGCACCACATCTACGCTAGTAGAAGGTAGCCATTTACTACCGTTTGGCATTGTGATGATGGTTTTATCAGTCATAGTTTTTCCTCACAACTGGAGCTGGGATACATTTACCAGCACCGAGGGTGCCGACGGCGCGAAGGCTGATGCCGTTAATGCGTCCAACAAAACGTTTGTATCGTTCGCCGCCCAATACAGCTCAACGTAATCGGTGGCGGCAAGAGAGATGGTGTAGTTCAACGATATGGGCAAATATCCGTTGTTGGCGTCTATTGTCACAGCACGGGTTGAGTCGGCAACATCCGTGCCGTTCTTTCGAAGCCAGAAAAATATGTTTTTCGCACTGGCGCTCGTCGAAGTTAACTGGATTGTGGCGTCCACCTGATAATAACCAGCCTCGACAACGTTTAACCGCGACCCGCTGCTCAAGGTAACCCCGTTAGTGACGAGTGTGTCCGTCAGGGTAATGGCGGTTGCCGTGTTGATAGCCCCCAGCGTCTGATCGACCGCAGCGTCAAAACTGCCGTAGTCCAAACCAATTGGAACGGTAGGTCGCACCATGATTTCGCCGTCTGTGGCGTCTACTTTAAGCACCGCAGCAATAACAATCACACCATTTGGTGCCGTTGGGCGCACATTAGTAAGCAAACCGGCTGTAGTTGGCGAGACATACAAAATGTCGCCCACACTCCACGTCTCTGCCCCGGGGCCCGTGGTGTCTAAACCCCGCACCTTGCCGTATAACGTCACCGGGCCAATATCTTGATCTGGCATGTCGTGCGTGGCTACACCCACAAAATACAGCTCGTTTGCCGTGTTGTTGGCAATATAGGGCGCAACCTTGATTTCGCCGTTTACCCCAACAAAACCCACGACTTCGCCATTATTGATTTGGCTTCCGGTGTCGTTTTTGACCCGCATGTAGGTCTCAAAACCAACTTGCTGGACAACGCCGTCGCCCATCGTAATGTCGACGGTCTCTTCGTTGAGGTTCCACGTCATCTGGCCTTGGTCCACGTTCCCCGTGGCTTCCGTCAACGTGATTTCAGTGGCGCGTAGCGGCCCGGGGTTGATGGATTGCTGAAGGTAAACAGAAAACGAGCGAACAACCTCGGTCAAGTACCGCTGGTCGTATTGAGCTGGAGGAAGTGGAAAGTAAGGAACCGGTTGACCGCGGGATGCCATCAGCGCCTCCCATCGGGTCGCATGTCGTAGCGAAGGCTACCCAAGCGCCACGCAACTCCTGTGTCGTCGGACTGCACCTGAATGCTGAACTGACGACCACGAAGTCTCAAGTTAATTTGTTCCGTGTCGTCTCCAACCTGACTGGTCACCGTTTTCAGGTAATTACCGTTGCTGTAATTGCGTACACGCGTCGTAATATCAAGCAAAGGCACCGGGGCGCTTGAGTTTCTAAACCCAACATCGGGGATCAAACGGCTCAAGAACGTAAATTGCTGACCGTCGCCCATGTCCATCGGGCTGGAGCTGACATATGCCGTAATAGCTCCCGCCGGGGACACGCTGCCGTCGTCAAATCCAAACTCGTGGTTGTACAAGAAATTGTCTGGCGATGCCGCAATCGGATATTGCTCAATGCCGCGGTCAATCCAGCAAGTACGAGGCAAGTTACCGTAATACCAGACCTGCTCTAGCGTGTTGTAGACCACATAACGGTCGTTTTCAGAGCTGCTCGAAGACGGGTAGAACCACCAAATCTCATTGTTTTCGGAGTTTACCGCTGCGGTGACCTTGTCAAACTGACCGACGTTGATGTCGTCAAAGACGTAATCCCGTACCGAACACGGAATTTTCTGAACCGCACCGTTGTACATGTAAAACTCAGAGATACCCATCCAGAATATCTGATCCTCGACAGGAACCGCGGTCAGCGGTCCGGCAATCGTGGTGTTTTCAGAAATAAGCTGGATACCAAAGGTAAACGGAGGGCCAAGGTACTGCATTGCGTACATCGAGCTGTCCGTAAAGACGATAACCTGTTGGCGCGTCTCTACCGCAGTGACAATCTCGGACCCCGAGCCGAGGCGCAAGTCCCCCGCCGTAGTCAGCGCGGTGCTTTCCCACTCGGTCAGGCTCTCTTGGTCAGAAAACCGGATCAAAAGCGGGTCTTGTACGCCCGGATCGTTCTGTGGATCACACCCAAAAGCAATTACGTGGCGGTCACGGTCAGAGACCAAAACCTGCTTGGCAATTGTCGGTGTGTAATTTGCTCCCGCCAGCGACGACAGCTCAACACCGCGTGTGCTAGTGCCGTTGGTTTTGTCCCAATAGTAAAGACCACCGTCGCGGACGTTAAACAGCAAGTCCTCACCAAAGTTGTCGTGGCTCCAAATACGAAGCTTAGAACCCTCCGCCAAAAGGTTGGCAGCCGATCCCCACGCGCCGCGGGACCAAGTCCCGGCACCCCAGCCAGAACCCACAACCGTGGTGTCCAGACCGGTGTTGATTTGATATGCGCCTACTACTGCCGCGCCGCCGTTGCCGCTATCACCGGTTGTAGCAAAAACAGGGGTTTCGTCTAAACCGCCAGAAACGGTAATCGACGGGATCGTCGATACAATACGCGCCGTGATGTAATAGGTGTCGTTGTCTTCAACGTGAACCACCTGATACTCTTGATTCAGAATATCTGCGGTAATTTCGTCGCCCAGAGAAACCGCGCCAGAAAACGTCACGAAGTCGTCGTCATTACAGCCATGACCCGTGTCATTCACAGTGATCGTTGCGCAAGTAACCGCATCACCGCTGGTGTGCGCGGTTGCCGTCGTATCAAACTGGGCACGAACGCAGTTTTGCAAGTCGTTGCCCGAAACGTTCGAATACAGAATAATTTCGGAGTTGATCTTGATGTAGCCGTTTGACGGGAAGCCTGTCGTAGAAGACAGGGTAATCGTCACGTCGTCATCAGTAACGTTGCCGTTTAACGTGTTAGCCGCCGCGGAAAACGTGACGTCTCCCGCAGCGGTCGTAACGCGAATAGGTGTGATGTCTGAATAGCCGCCGCCTTCGTTAATGTAGTATTTTAAGTGCGTTCCCACACCCAAATACCGCTCACCCGAAAGCGCCACCCACGGATGGAGAGCGCGGCAGGTGCCTAAAAAAGTGGTGGATGACAGCTTTTGCCATCCACCAATTTTTTCAGGAAAGCCGTAGCGAAACCGGACCTTGTCACAGTCGTACCAACCACCTTCGTTGGTGTACGAGGTTACCTCTCGGTTAATCCCGGGTCTGAACTGTAACTTGGTAAGAGGCATATCATCCGTTCACTACTTCGGGCTCTTCTTCAGGCGCTTCGAGCGCCGCAGCGAGCATATTAACGAAAGCTTCGCGTCCGACAGCCAACTGGTCCATATTGAAACGAGCGTTGTCCATTTTTCGGCCAAGGTCGTTAATGTGGTTCAGCAACGTGCGCTGTTCTTCGGTCATGTCTTCGACAAAGTATTCTGTGTCGTTGACTGTGATGGGGGTCTTTTCATTTTTTCCCATGCTAGTCTCCTATGTTAAAGTTTTACGAGTTCGCTGCGATTGCAGCGTTTACCGCAGTCATATCTTCCGTTGTCCAGAAGTCTTTTGCAACCATTAGCTGTAGATGCTCTACGTTGCGTGACACAGTGTCAGCCCAATCAGCGTCTTCCATGTCCTCTGGTTGCCCAGCGTTTAGCAAGTCAACAGAGTGACCCATTGCGACATAATGCTGGGCAATCTCTTCTACTGTCGGTGTGTCTGTCATGTTCTTTCTCCTTTATAGACAAAACTACCATAATGCTGCTGCCTAGCTTGTTCTGCTATAACAGCGGCGGTTTCAACATCGTCATAGTATCCAAAGTGTTTCTGCTTTCCATCAACACTGACCTGAACACCATACTTTGCATGATTCTTGTGCCAATAGACATTAGGCACTTTGCATTTATTGTCGGAACGCAACCGTCTGTTTAGACTATTCTGCTGCTGCGTTGCCTCACGCAAATTCTCAATACGGTTGTTAAAAGCATTACCATCAATATGGTCAATGATCTCTGGCAAATAGCCTTTGTTCATCAAGAATACGATGCGATGCGCTTGGTATTGCTTTCCTTTGATCCGTGTCTTTGCGTACCTGCCAGACTTATAGATAGCAGACATGCCGACTTTACCACGGCGGCTCTGTACCTTGCGAACAAGATCACCATCATTGTATTCAAACATCTGATGGGCTAGTTCGTACAGTTCCGCAGTTGGTGTATCAGTCATGTCTTTCTCCTTTTCTGACTGGTTACGATTAAGCGTTTTCTAGGGCGGTTACTTTTGCCTCTAGGGTTTCAATGCGATCCATTGCCTCTTGCAGTGCCTTGACTGCTTTCATGTAGAGGATAGAGTATTTTACAGTTTTGGTTACTGTGCCAAAGTCTTCGCCTGTATGAGGATCAACGTCTGGGCTTGTTTCTACCAACCCAGCCATACCCGCAGCTTCAAGCTCTTGAGCAATAACACCAAGTTTATTTGGCGCGTCAAGATTGTCCGTTTTCATACTGTATTTGCGAACAGTTAGTGCCTTGATGTCATTCCACTGGGATGCAGCATCTACAATGTTTTCTTTCAGTTTAATGTCTGAGATAGCACCATAGCTGTTGTTTGCGTTTTCAACGTTACCGTCTCCTTTGACGTTGAAACAGTTACCTGAAGAGTTTTCTGCGAAAACAAAATAAGACGCTCCATTGTTAGTGTTTGATAAGTCCCAAAACTGAACCCTTCCGGCTGAACCTGTTTGGGTGCCAACGGCTTTTAAGCAATAATGCCCTGCGGTTGCGCCTAGGGTTATAAGGTCTAGCGTTTTGTTTGTCTCAGGTGTTACACCAACACCCATTGCCCCAGTTGATGCGATACGAACCCTAGGATTACCATCCCCATCCGACAGCACGATGTTGTTGCTTGAGGTGCGGATGTCTAGGCCGTATTCGTTGCCGTTGTAGCGGCCTAGGATGGTGTTCTTTACACCAGAAGTGATGTTTTCACCAGCAGCTTGGCCTACAAACGTACTCAAGTTACCTGTTAAATACCGACCAGCATAGGCTCCAAGAATCGTATTAGCTGATGATCCAGCGCAGGTGTAGCCTGCAAAATACCCCAAAAATGTTCCGTTAGCACCTGTCTCGTTGTTATACCCAGCCGCATACCCAACCGCTGTGTTGTTGCTGGCGGTGGTGTTGGAGCGCAAAGCACCATAACCTGATGCTACGTTGCTAGTACCCGTAGTATTGCTTCGTAAAGATTCCCACCCAATAGCGGTGTTGTCGTTAGCTGTTGTATTCAACAGTAATGCAGCGTGGCCAACAGCAGTGTTTTTCTGGCCGGTAGTGTTTGTATAAAGAGCCGCACTTCCCAGTGCAGTGCTTTCACCACCTGTTGTATTTTCAAACAAAGCATAACGACCAATTCCAACATTGTTTGCACCTGTCGTGTTGTCCCGCAAGGCAAAAATGCCGACTGCCGTGTTTTGAGAGGCAGTAGTGTTTGAATAAAGAGCTTCTTTCCCAACTGCTACGTTATCTGCACCAGTAGTATTACTATACACCGCCTGATACCCAACCGCCGTGTTGTTGCTGGCGGTGGTGTTTAAGCGTAGAGCCTGATGACCTAACGCAGTGTTACTTGCGCCAGTAGTATTTGCAGCCAAACTAGCCTGACCAAAGGCATTGTTAAGTGTACCAGTAGTGTTGGCGTATAACGCACTTGAACCGACGGCTACATTATCAATACCCGAAGTGGTGCTTCTTAATGCTTGATAACCAACGGCAACTTGATCTGTACCAGTAGTATTACTATACGCAGCCTGATACCCAACCGCAGTGTTGTTGCTGGCGGTGGTGTTGGAGACTAGAGCCTGACGACCAATTGCCGTATTGTTACTACCTGTTGTGTTTGAGCTTAAAGCATTTGCACCAAAAACTGCGTTTTCTGCGCCAGTCGTGTTTGCATACATAACATCATTACCCATCGCAGTGTTTAACTGACCAGTGGTATTATATGCTGCACGATAGCCAACTGCGGTGTTGTAGCTTGCGGTGGTGTTATAAAAAAGAGCAGAGCGTCCCACCGCCGTGTTTAGTCCACCTGTTGAATTATTGACCAATGCTTGGTGTCCCACCGCAACATTGTTTGATCCTGTCGTTACATAGTACAGGCTATCCGCACCAACCGCTGTGTTAGAAACAGCGGTTGAACCTAAGTAGTGTGATCTATACCCAAGGGCCACGTTGAAATTACCCGTGGTGTTTGTATACCCAGCCTGAAACCCCATAGCCGTGTTGTTGCTGGCGGTGGTGTTGGAGAGTAGTGAGCTAGTACCCAGTGCGGTGTTGTATCCGCCAGTGGTGTTGGCATTCAAAGCATCCCAACCAATCGCCACATTGTTTACGCCTGTGCTATTATTATAAAGAGAATTTGGGCCAACGGCTACGTTGATTTGTCCCGTAGTATTCCCATATAAAGCCCCATAACCAACAGCAACATTGTAGGAGGCGGTGGTGTTGTCTGAAAGTGCGTAAGAACCTAATGCAGTATTATAATTACCTGTAGTGTTAGCTGACATTGAGGCATTACCAATAGAAGTATTGTTGCCACCCGTTGTATTTGCATCTAATGTGTAGGTGCCTATCGCAGTATTTCGTGAGCCTGTAGTATTCTCTTTCAGAGCAACAGTACCAAATGCCGTGTTTAAAATACCTGTGGTGTTTTTGTTTAAGGCTTGGTACCCAAAAGCGTTTATATTGGCCCCCGTAGTATTCGCATACCCAGCTTGATAACCAACGGCAGTGTTGTTGGAGGCGGTGGTGTTGGAGAGGAGAGATTGATGCCCAACCGCCACGTTAGATGAACCCGTTGTGTTTGTATTTAACGACTGAGTACCAATAGCAATATTAGAACTTGCCGTTGTATTTGAATATAATGCTCGTCTGCCCAAGCCAACATTGTTATCACCTGTAGTATTGTCAGTTAAACTAGATGTGCCGATAGCCACATTGTAGTTGCCATCTGAAGCAACACTATCCAACGCAGTATCACCCAGAGCCACGTTGTCTGTACCAACAGGATAATTCCCGTCCAGCTTGATCGTGCCGTTGGCTTCAAGGTTCGTAAACGTCCCAAGCGCCGCAGAGGCCTGACCAATATTGGTGCCGTCAATCGCACCGCCGCCAATATCTACGGAGTTCGAGATGAACGACGTGATCGTCACGGCACCCGTGCTATTCGCAATCGAACCCGCCGCCGTGCCGTCCTTGGCCTTGATGTTGGTAATCTCAAGGTTCGTCGCGTTAACGCCGTCGTCTTTCAGCAAGACGCTGTCAATCGTCACACCGCTGCCCGCGGTGGTTTCGTTGATGGTGTTCGTCGTAATGGCTTGACCACTGTCCACGATGATGTTGTTGGCTCCGGTTGTATTACCGTTGGCCAAAACCTCGGCCAGTGTGTCCACCGTAGCCACTTGGTCATCAACATACGTTTTAATAGAAAGCGACGTCGCCAACGTCGTGGCAGACGCATCGGACATGTTTGTAGTCGTGTTGATGCCGGTGACCGTTGCCCCGGTGGCAAGACTTAGGTCCGTGTTGGCAGTCAAATTCGTGAACGTGCCCGCCTTCGGTGTAGTACCGCCAATGACCGCTTCGACCGTACCATCGTTAATGTCCGCAGTTCCTGCGGTGAGGTCGTCCGTAGTAAGCGTGGGGGTGGTGATTTCTGTCGCACGGAGCTTGGTAAAAATGTCAGTAGTGGTCGCAGTGGCTCCGCCTCCACTAAACTTGACCACCATGTCGACGCCCGCCGGAACCTCAAGGTCGCGGCCAGCATCGTATGTGCCTTGGAAGAGAATAACCGAGCGACTGCCAGACAAGCTATTGCGGATGAAAACAATCTTTTCCGCGTCGTTTGGCGTAAGTTGGACATAAGCCGTCGCGCCCAAATCGCCACCGTCAACAAACTCAATCCATTTGTTGCGGCCATCCGAGGTGGCACCGTCGCTAATTGCTAGCGTATTCGGGGAACCAGAAGTACCTGCCGAAGCAAGCGTTAGGGAAAGACATCCGTTGATCGCCTGATCCAGAATGTCAAAATTAATGTTTGTGGTATCACCCCAAGTACCCGACTGTTCACCGGTTGCCGGTTTCTCGATACCGAGGTTAACTGTATAGGTGCTTGGCATCTCTCAATTCCTTACGCTGCTACCCGCGTCCAATTAGCGTTCTGGTTAGGTGCTTCCTCCGACCATGCTGGTTCTTGACTTGGGTCAACGTCACTATAGCTCGGATTTTGATCCGGGACAATCTTTCCGTAAACCAGTACCTGTCCAACTTGTCCGGCAGCACTTACGCCTGTTACATTTACGATAGCGTCTGCATTTGCAATAACACTACCAACTATTCCTATCCCCGCGACACCGCCAACATTTACGTTCTGGTCGGTGGTTACCGCAACAGACCCTACGTTACCTATCGCCTCAATACCCACTACAGGTACATTGGCTTCCCCATCGACAGACGCCTGTCCAACTTGCCCAGTTGCCGCGATACCGGTAGGGTACACATTCGCGACAGCAACAACAATAACAGACCCAACATTACCGGTGGCAGCTATGCCCGTAACCGGTACATTTGCCGCCGCGTCGATTTCAACCGACCCAACTGCGCCTGTTCCAGCACTTCCCGTAACGTTGACGTTTGCATCTGCGGTGACCGTAACAGAGCCGACAGCTCCTGTCCCAGCCAATCCGGTGGGGTAGACATTGGCGTCAGCGTTTATGCTGACGGAACCGACTTGGCCAGTACCGGATACCCCAGTAACGTCTACATTGGCCTCGCCGATGATGCTGACTTCGCCTATTTGGCCGGTGCCAGCAACACCCGTAACCTCAACATTGGCTTCCGCAACTACCGTTACGCTGCCAACATTACCCGTCGCTGCAATCCCAGTAACTGGCGCATTTGCTTCCGCAATGACCGTTACCGAGCCTACAGAACCCGTGACAAACGGAAAACCGCTCTGGCTCCACGGGCCTTCGCCCCAACCAGAGCGGCCCCAGCCGCCGATTGGAACGATAACATCAGCCATTACGCTATCCGAATAATTGCGTTACTTGCGTCGGCAGTCGGAAAAACGATGGTGAAGTCACCGGCGGTGGAGGTCTTGTCCCCACCGAAATCCAAAACCACAACAGACGGGTTCGATACCGAAATAGAAGTGGTGTTCGGAGTAGTATTGTAGATCAACGCGCCACGGGCCGTAATCGTTGCAGTCGTGAAAGTCTCGTCTGCAAAGTCAGTGAAAGCCGTCGTACCAGAAGTGGTCGGGTTTACACTGGTCAAAGCTTGACCGCCCGCCGAGTAACCGGTGCCGCTGGTTTCGTTCGTTGCCGAATACGCAGTCGTCGACGCGTCTAGCGTCGCCGCGCTGGTATAAAGCGCGATGTTAAAAGTGTCGCCCGTTGAGGCATCAAAGTCGTGTACACCATAAAGAAGCTCGTTCTTAAAGGATGTACACATGTAGTTTCCTGAGAAAGCCATGTCACAGTCTCCTTATCAAATCAGCAAGCTCCTTATGGCCTGCGTCGGTTAGCGCATTGTACACAGTGGTTCTATCACTTTTTATCGCCTCACGCATGTAGTTTTCTAAAACTTTTACGAGTTGCTTGCGAAAGGCATGTGCTTGTGCCCGGATTGCAGGGTTCGCATCGTCGCTGATCGAAATAATCTTGTCGGCAGCGCGTTCCGCGATTTCCGCTGGAGTAAACCCACGTCTGTTGGTGGTGTGTACTTCCACCGAAAAACCCGGGTTTATGTTCATATCTAATGCTGGAAAACTCATTGTTTCGGCCTAATCACCATTCCTGTACGATATTCGTCCGTCACTTCCTTCGATTCACCGAACATCTTCAGACCGGTAATCGCTTCCGCAAAACGCTTCTCGTATTGTTGTAGTATATCGGGCTCACCCTTCATATAGATGTATGCCTCGATCAAGCTTCCGTACAAAAGAGCCAACTGAGCGTTTTCACTCAGCCATGTCGTGCCGCTGCCGCCTGACTGAGTCAAACTGAGCGGACGATAGAAGTAATGAAGCTCCACCGCATAGCTTGCGTCTGGTGTAGGCCCCAAAATGAAGTTATCGATGTCAAAAACCGCGTAATACCGCGGATTTCCCGTCGTAGACGCGTTTGGATTGAATGTTTGCACGAAATCGGGGTCTTTGAAGTCCAAAAACACCTGATTTGAGCTGGCGTCCGTGAAAGACAACGAAAATGGTGCCAAAAAGTCACTCGGACAGGCCAAATACTTATTCGAAGACGACAATGCGCCGCTTACGTTCTTGCGGAACAGGCTTAACTGGACGTTTTTGAGGATACGCTCCTCTGCCTGCACGATAAACACAGGAATATTGGCAACGAACGAGCTTTCGTCGTACTGCGTGTAGTCCTGAATGGCCTGCGTTAGCTGATCGTATGTAAAGCTCATGTCACCACCGTTACTTGGCCAACCTTACCGAACGCCTGTACAGGCCGAAGGTTCGGGCTCTCAACCAGCGGCACACCGACATAGACATCCAGTGGCTCAACTCGGTCAGGTCTTGCGTTATCAAGGGCCTCGGGGTCATCAACCTTGCGAAAAGGCCCTAGCTGCGGGTGTTTCGGCTCGTATTCGTCCGGACCCACAAGCAAACCGTTCCATTCCTTTTTCATCACCCGATATGGATAACGAAAACCGGAACGATCCGAGATTGCCCATGAGTTTTTTCCGGAAGCAAACTTACCCATCTACCCCGCCCTATAATATTCGTACCTTGGAACAACATTGAAGGATGACCGATCACGGTCCTCCGTCGCTGCTCGCTCAAACTCCTCTTCATACACAGCTTTGAGCATCTGAACACGGTTCGGTGCCCGCTTCAAAGCAATGTAATAGGCCAGCCCCGCCGCGAGGCAGGGATAGAACCGAAACGGCATGTCCATGGTATTGGTGAAATCGTCCGCGTCGTCCACTCGGGTCAACGCATCGTAGATCACAACGTCCGAAGCATCGTCAGGAACCGGCCAAATTTTTAAGTTTGGCGTCACTTGACGGTCCAAAAAGAACTGGTTTGGACGGCCCTGAGAGGTTTTGTTCGGAATGTTAAGGTAGTCATCACGGCTGAGACGCTCCATAGAGTAATCGGTGCCGCTGCGTCGACAAATAACCGACAAAACGTCGATTACATCGCTGCCTAAGTCATAATCCCCGTCGCCTACAACCAAGGTGACCGTGCGTTGCTTAATAGTCCACTGGTTTAATCCGCGGTTTGCCCAGTCCGCAAGCAACAAGTTGAGCGAACGCTTGGCTGATTTCAGGTCGTAACCTGTACGAACCTCAAGGCCGCACCGCTCAAATGCCTCTTCGACATATTCAGCGACGTCTAGCTCGAAGTCTTTGCTGCCTGACGTGGTCATGACCGTTTCCTACTCTTCTTGGCGGTTTTGGCCGCTTTTTTAAACGCCTTGTCGGTAGGCGCACCTTTGCTGCCCGGCTTACGCATTTTTTCACCAGACCCGGCAGCTATCCGCTTCCGTTTGGCTTGAATGTTTGCATATAAACCGCGCTTTGCCATTATGCGTTCCTTACCGCGCAGCTCTTTTTGCCGCCAGATTTACGGCTAGACGTGCGTACTGCACCGCCGCCCTCCATCTTTTTAACCATACCGCCGCCGCGCATTTTCTTAACCATGCCGCCGCCACGCATCTTTTTAGGTTTCATCGCCATTTTTAAGCCTCCTATAAAAACGTTCCCGCTTATCATAAATCTCACGGGCGTTATACTGGCCATTATATGTATCATAATAGCCTTTTTTATCTAGCTTGTCTGCCGCTTCTTGTAGCTTTGACAACCGCTGGACAAAAATCATTGCATATTCCGCGTCTATTTGCGGTTGGAAATCCACGTCGGCGACGAAATCGCTCTCCTCGTCGTGCGGATGAAACCCCATAACCCAAACATCACGATCAATGAACATGCCGTCTGCGATGGCGTCGTTCATTTCATCCAGATACGTGTGAAACAAGTCAGGGTCTTTATCGAACTTGAAGTCGATAATGATCGCGATCTCAAAATTATCGTCAAACTGAGATACGGTGTTATACAGCGTCTGCTTGTTGGTCTCGTACTTATACAAGACTGCCACGCGGCTATCTATCCACGCTTGTCGAGCATACGGACACGGCGGAAGATTGTTGAAATGCGGGCTAGGTTTTTCTAACACCGTAGCAGACCAGTCTACCAGCTCGTGATAAACAGCGTGTTCTACTTCAAAGGACGGTGTCAAAAAAGCTAGTCCCATACACTACTCCAGAAACTTGTGTACTAGAGGTGTTACGACTATTAGAATGCCAAGCCCCCAGATTTTGTAATCAAGACCGTCCAAAGACTTTTTCTGTTCCTTCAGCTTTTCTTCAATGCGTTGATAGCGAAGATTGCACTCCGCTTCATGCTTTTCTAGCTTCGATAAAACGTCTTCTACGCGCATTTCTTCCTCACCAAGCTTTGCAGGACCAGTAACGGGCACTGAACTTGTCTTTGGCGGTGCCACACGAATGACGCGCTCTAAAGTTTTTTCTACGTCCCGGCTGATCTTTTTTAATTGCCATGTTCGGATCGCCGAAGCGAACCAATTTAACTTCCGACCCTTTTTTAGCGAGGACCGCACTTTTCTTTGATTTCCCGGGTGTACGCTTTGGTTTGTTATATCCTGCAAAAGTTTCCCCCCGGTACTTTAATCGGCCTGATGGCATACGCTCAACGTCTTTTGTAGAAGCCATCAGAGCGCCCCTTAACTGTAGAAAATCGTCATCGCAGTGACGTTGGTGGCGGTAGCCACGTACAAGTCATCCGTGAACAACACCCCCTCGTCGGGAATGTTCACAGAGTGCGAATCCGATGCTAAGAAGTCGATGTCGAGAACCGTCGCGCCGCCGTTGCCATTAGTCAACGTCAAACGACCCGCGCCCGCGCCTGTCAAAACCTGTATCTGACGAAGACGGTTGCGACCAATACTGGCCGCTCCTGCCCCAGTCAGACGTTTTGTTTTTACGTCTGAATTAGCCATTATTTGCTCTCCGCTTTCTTCGTTGTTTTCTTAGCAACTTTTTTGGGAGCGGCTTTTTTGACAGGTTTTTCCACCCACGCCTCGTTGACGTCTGGCGTCGAAGGATCATCGGCCTTCAACGTGCCATCGTCGTTACGTGCGCGAACTTTTTCGACCTTAACGCCGCGAGCTGCTAACTCTTCATCAGAAGGTGGACGAAACCGATTACTCATGTTTCATCCCCTTATGCTGCTGCGATAGTAGCGCCAGTGTCAGACCGCTTCCAATTGGTGCCGTCAGAGAATGCAAGAATTGCAGAACCTGCCGCGCCGTTAGAAACAAACACAAGCGTACCCGCGCCTGCCGAAGAAGCAGAAGGTGCATTTGCAACTGTATAGGTGGGAACTTTGATGTCGCCGATGAAGCCGTTAGTGGAAGTCACCGGACCGGAGAAAGTAGTTGAAGCCATTTCGTACCCCTTGCACAAGGTTTTGCTTCACAGTCCGTGCAATGTCAGGTGGGCTGATTCCTGTCTGCGAAGCTAATATGTTAAGCCCTATCGTGACTATAACTTAGCTTGAAACAAAAAGAAAGGGGCCTCTTACGAGGCCCCTAGTGCAGTCATCAGGGAGGTGGGTAATGAAAAACCCAACTCTCTTATACCACAGATTACGCTGCGCCGGGAGTACCGAATACACAGCGCCAGTCAGAAACGCCGAAGCTGTAACGCTCACGCGCTTTGAAGCGCATGTTGCCGGTGTCAAAGTCCCCTTCCATTGCCGTTTTGATTGGCGAACGGTTGAAGTATTTGAAGCCGTTAGGAGCGTCAGTCTTAATGAAGAACGCATCGGTGTCCGTCAGGAAGTGGTTAACCACTGCACCTTCAGGAAGCATACCCATGGTCTTCATTGCGTTCAGATCGTTGTCCGCAGTGCCAGAGCGCAAGTTCGAGTTGATAACTCGTTCTGCGATGAACTGAAGCTCTTTCGGAATGATGAGCTTCATGCCGCGTACAGCAATCTTCAGACCGCGTTCGTCAGTCAGACCCGCAATGTCGATTAGCATTTGCTCAAGCGAAGTTTCGTTGAGGTCAGCCGCAGTAGACAGCAAGTTACGCTGGTTACCAGACAAAGAGGGGTGAGCCGCCGAACAAAGCGCCGCGCCATCACCAACAGGGCTACCAGTGCTGAACGCGTTGTTCAGGATAGAAGCAGCCTTGATTTGCTTGGTCTGCGCCATAGAGCGAGCCAAAGCTTTAGTGTAGCGAGATGCGAGACGATCATAAAGGTTATCTTCGATAGCCTCTTCAGTGATCGAGAACGCAAGCGCGATGGTTTCATGAGTGTAACGAGCAGTGTATGTCTCTTGTGCGTCGTCGAAACTGATGGCACCGCCTTCAGATTTCGTTGGCGCAGTCGAAAAACCACCGAGCATAACTTCCTCTTCAAAGGCACGGTCAGATGACTCCTCCTCAAAGACTTCAGAATGCTCATTCTCGTAACGGTTGTATTCGAGCCCGAACAAGGCATTAAGGCCGGGTTCCAGCTCTTTCGCTAGTTGTGCGCGAGAGATAGCCATTGATTAAGCCCTCCTTAAATGCCGGTGGA